ATGCTCACCTGCGTGCAATGCGATCTGATCATCACAGAACTTCCCACGCTCAAATGGGCACTCGAACCTGATCCTTTCAAGCCCTTGCGTGAACTGAGACGGCGATATCCCGAACTGCCGATCATCGTTTTTACCGCTGAGACCGACGCGGCCACATTGGCCAGTGCACTGCTCGTCGGCGCCGCCGGCATCGTGAGCAAAGGCGACGACATCGACGAACTGCTGCGCGTCTGCGCGCGGGTTCGGCAGGGCGAACGCGGCGTGTGCTCTCGCAAAATCGAAGAACTCGGTGGATACCTGTTCAGCGCTTAACCCAATCCGCCCATGTCGAGAGTGAATTTGCATCGGCCAGGCATCCCGCGTGATCAGTATGTGTGTGCGAACCTTGCGCGCGCACCAGAAAGCAGTCGCAAGGCAGTACCGATGCGAGATCCGTCATCCGCTGGACCAGAGGTCCAGCGCCACTTCATATCCTTTTCCGATCGCTAAACGTCTATTCTTAAGGCTGTATCATCACATGAAAGCCCACCGTTACGCGCGAAGTCGGAACGCCTGACGGCTTGTGGAGCGGCGTGCCGGCGAACAGCTCGTAACTCAGTCCGGTGACCTTCGTCGGCAGGCCGCCCGAATCCCGATGACCGCAACCACGAGCGCGTGCTCGCCAGAAATGCCGTGTTCGACCAAATACGCGCCCATAGTCGATGCAGGCATAGAGCGCCTGCCCCGTCTCGCCGATCGGCGCCTCAGTCCATTGGGCGAGCGGCCCTTCTCGCGACGACCGTAAAACTACAATCCATTGCCGCTGTACCATGGCTCAGGCTCGCCCCCCGATGGCTCGAACAAGAGGGCTTTGAAGCAGGGCAGCAAGTGAGAGGCGAAGTCCAGCACAGCAGGCTTGTCTTCACGCCCCGCCTGATCAACGCCGCAAACAACAAACCCTACTGATGGCCGGGTTTGTTGCTTTTCGGGTACAACCCTACAACGAGAACGCCAGAACTGAGTGGCGCTCCGACCATGCCTGCCGATATCGCTGAGGGTATTGTGGCCACCCTCGATTTGGAAGAAGGTGCAGGCACCCAACGCAAGTAGGGCGAGCAGCACGCAGAACAATCGCTTGCGCATAATCAGATTCGCCAGCGAGTGAGTTACGCGACTTTCGTGAGTGCCACGCCCGCGCAGCATCAGCGGCGTTTGCGTGGTCGCGCCGAGCAGAAGTCGCTCCAGTTGGCGTGTTCAGCATCGCAAGGTGGGCGACTAGCAGATTGAGCAGGACCGCGCGGATTGCGAGAGTGCGCACCGGGCTGCAGCGCGTGTTGTCGCAGAACAGCTGCGCCTCGTCGAAATACGTCTGCACGAGCGGCTCGGACACGGTGGGCGCGAGCGATGGCTAGCGTGCGGCCCACCGTGCATAGTCGAAGCTGATGACGCCTTCGTTCGCGGAATCGTTCACGCCTGCCTCGTTCCTTCGCTGGTGCACTGGACGCAGGCGGCGCCGGGGTGCCCTGCGTAGGTGGCGGCGTGTCGACTGCGGCGGTCTCGTCATCATCGCCGGCGAGTTTCAGCGCGCGCAGCTTGGGTTCGATCGCGGCGAGATCCTCGTCGCTGAGCTTGCCGTGCAGCGCGCCGAGAATCTCGTCGATCGGATCGGCATCGCTGGTATCGCTCGTCGCGGGAATGACAGCGGAACCCGGCTGCGGATCTTCGTCGCCCGCGTCCTCGGTATCAAGGCTGTCGAGCAGCGACACGAGGTTCTCGATGTCGGCCTCGGTCGCGAGCTTGGGCCTAGGCGAAGCGAGAATCGACGCCTTGCCAGCGACCCAGTTCGCGCGCGTGAGGCCCGCGAGCACCGGGTTCAGGCCCAAGCGCGCATCGGTGGCCATCGCCAGGCGGAACGCCGCCAGCGCCCCATGCACGAACGCGCCACGGCGCGTGAGTTTCGGAACAGTGCTTGCCATGATGGTCCTCTTCAGTGCTGAATCGCCCGGTTTTGAATCACCCGGTTTGGCATCCCCTACAGCGACATCCGGTCCGGCTCTACCCGCGCGCACCAGCGCCACATGATTGCCGCGGATATCGCGCATCACGCCGTCGTAGGACTCGCCTTCATAGACGCCCGGCGTCATGTCGGCGCGGTAGTAATACGCCGACGAGATCTCGCGGCGTGTGTCGTCCTCGATGCCGCGAATCGCCTTGGCATCCCACACAACCAGGCTATTGCGCAGGTACGGCGTGTCGAACGCCGCGTCGCTGCCGGTGCTGCCGACGACGATCTCTTTCTTCGGCGACGCGGCGGACACCTCAATGTGCTCGCGGCCCGTCTCGTCGAACGCGTCGATCAGCGGGATGCGGTTGAAGGTCGGCGCGGCGCGTGCAAGTTCGTCAGGATCGCGCAGCAGCCGGTAGGTGCGCTGCGCATCCAGTCCAAGCGATTCGCGATCGGGGATCTCGCTGCCGAGATAAGGACAGACGTGGGCCTTGCTGATCGGCGTGATGGCCACATGCAGGCGGCCGTCGTGGTCATAAGTGCGAACCGAGGCGCGGTCGAACGCCAAACGGCGACTATCGACGCCGCTATGACCGATTACCAGCACGGCGGCATTCTTACACTTAATTTCGGAGCAATCCGCTCGACAACTGTCGCGAGCATCAATACCGTCTTGCCCGTACCGACAATTATTGACAGTCGTCCACGTCGCTCATTATCAAGATCGTCTGTAGACCACGGCCAAACGACAGTTCGACTGCGAGCCACTTTCTTCTCACGTTCAAGACACTTAATGAAACATGGCTGTTCCAGATTTTCAATCGCTCATGCTGCCTGTTCTCCGTTCGGTCCAGACGGGCGAACAAAAGATTTCCGACGTCGTCCAATCCCTTTCGGACGAACTCCAATTGAGCGAACAGGAGCGGTCAGAGCTGTTGCCGTCCGGAAAACAAACGTTTGCGAACCGGGTTCATTGGGCAAAAACGCATCTGAGCAAGGCGGGTTTGGTACAGTCGACGCGCCGCGCGCACTTCTGCATAACCGAACGCGGTCGCGAGGTCCTGTCCAATCCTCCGCAGCGAGTCGACATCGCATATCTGAGACAATTCCCCGAGTTCGTCCTTTTTAGGGGCTCCGGCAACCCGTTGGGCACGAGTAGCGACGATTCCAACCTTGTCGACGACGCGCTACCCAGTGCGATGACACCTGATGAAATGATTCGAAAAGCTCACTCGGAACTGGATGGTGAGCTTGCAGTTGATCTTCTCGCCCGAATCGCCACATCGCCAGCCGAGTTCTTCGAGCGCCTTGTGATTCAACTCCTGCTTGCGATGGGCTACGGAGGATCCACCGGCGACGCTGGCCGCGCATTGGGCAGAAGCGGTGACGGCGGAGTGGACGGCGTGATCGATCAGGACGCGCTTGGCATGGATCGGATCTATGTCCAAGCCAAACGCTACGCCGACGGGAACAACATCGGCGCTAGCGCGATTCGCGATTTCTTTGGATCATTGGACCGCTTCAAAGCTGCGAAAGGCCTTTTTGTAACCACCTCTCGTTTTTCCTCCGCCGCCCGTGAGACAGCTGATTTCCTGAGCAAACGTATCGTCCTGATCGATGGTCAACAACTGGCGCGGCTCATGATCCGGTACAACGTAGGTTGCCGTATCGAAGAGACGCTGCACCTCAAGAAGGTGGACGAAGACTTCTTCGACTGAGCCCTCCTACAGTGCGCGGAAGAGGTCAATGGTCGAGTCCGGGAACCACCGACCGACTCACGCACCGGCAGTTCGGCTCGCGCCCCGGCCACGTCCACACGCCGTCGAGACAAAGCCCTTCGCTGATCTTGTAGCGCTTGTCATCCGCAGCGAGGTGCGAAGCTCGCGAATGCTTCCCGCCGTGGCTGTGCAGCCAGATCGCCTCGGTGATGCCGAGCCCTTCCTGCCGCACGCACACCACCGTCACGGTCGCCTTGCTGTTCTGGTCGCGCGCGATGAACGCCGCCCGTTGAATCGTCAAATCACCGAGCGCCTGACCAGGCTGCACGCTGCGCATCACGATGCCTTCGACATCCGCCAGATGTTCCGCTGCAATCGAGCGGATCAGGCCGACGTTCGCGCCGATGGTCGCCTGCGGCGCGTCGTTGGCCTCGCGCGTGAGCCGGAAGTCGACCGCAAAGCCCGCGCGCTTAAGCGACGACTGGAACGCGCCATCGGCGCGCCCCATCGCGCTGTCGGCGAACCCTTGCGCCAGCGCCGGCGCGAGATTGTCGAAGCGCCGCTGCCAGCGCCGCGAGAGCCTCGCTATCTTTCGGCGAAGCACGCGTGCAGGGCTGGCGTCCTGCGCCAATTCGGGTTCGTTCGCCCGCCAGCACGCTCGCAGCCAGTAGAGGAGGCTCGTGTGCATTAGATCGACAAGACGCGTGAGCCGCCGCCGGTACGCCGCCTCGATGCCCTAATTCGGACGCACCGGTACGAGCGTCACCGGTTTCGCGCTCGGCGCAACGATGGCTCGGCGCATCTCCGTTCATCACAGCCGTTCACTACGCGTGCAGGAAATTCAACTTGGCGCTGCCCGCCGTGCGCGCGGCAGCACTGTAATAACACGATATGTCCCGCATGCCGCCTCCCCGTGCCGCGGAATTCAGTCGTGCTTGATAGCGATTTCGCTCGATCGGGATAACACAATAGAGCCGGCCTTTGTATGCTACTTGCTCGATCGCTGATGTGATGACCACATCGGCTTGATAGACGCTCACCGTTCAAGGAACGCTAGTGAAGAATAAGATTGTTTCGACTCTGCTCCTGTTCGCGGCGTACCTGATAACAGCATACTCACCCTCAGCGTTCGCCGGCGGCCAGTTCAACGCAAAATGTACCTACTCGCATTCGCTTCCCGACGACTCAATCGTGCATTACGGCCAGCCCGGCCAGGCGATGATGCATGACTTTTTCGGCAACACAAAAACCGATGCATATAGCGATTACAGCACGCTGCTCACCAATAAGGTGACAACCTGCGACAGTACGTCGGACATCTCCGCGTACTGGGTGCCGCAACTGAAACGCGCGTCGGGCATTGTGCAACCCGACTTCGCGAAGACCTACTACAAGAACGATCAACCCGTCGTGCCACTCTCGCCCATTCCCGCGGGGCTGCAAATGCTGGCGGGAGATCACATGTCGAACAGCCCGAAGCCCCAGATTAACTATCTGTGCCGGGGCGGCGGCTACACGACGATTGCGCCGACAAACTGCCCCGTGGTAACGGACGCAAGCGGCACCTATTCACAACTCGACATCTCCGTGCACTTCCCCGACTGCTGGGACGGCGTGCATCTGAAGCCTGATTTTGCCAATCAGATTATCAACATGGCGTATCGGCAGCTGGATGGTACGTGTCCCGCAAGTTACCCGATCAAGATTCCCGAGTTGCAGGTGAACGTTCAGTATTCGCTTGGACAAAACCCGGATCTTTCGACGGCTCAGCTTTCCATGGATCCGATGCTGACGAATGGTACATGGATGCCGACGTGGGGTTCGCTGTACACGGCGCACGCCGACTTCATCAATGGATGGAAGATCGGTAGCATGCAGTACGCGATCGATAAGTGCTCGAATGCAAACGTCGCCTGCGACAATCAAATTCCGACCTTCTATGCGCCAGCCATTGCAGATGCGTGGATGAACTCCACGGGTGTGACCACTACCACCGGTCCGACGCTTCAGGCGGGCCCTGGTGACATCATCTTCCTAAAGTTTTCGACGCCGTCCAACACGAGCGACTATCCCTGGAGCAAGGCGTTCCTGCAAACGCAGGGGCAAAACGTCACGGACACAAGTGCGATCATGCTCAATCTTTATGCTGCGGCGTCGGGCTGGAACGAACGCTCGCCGTTGCCGCAAGCGGTCGATTGTTCGTCGCAGTCGGTTGGCCGTATCTACCTCGACAGCGCCAACATTCGCCGACTCAACGACGTGACGAACTATGTCAAGAGCGCCATCGCGTCGGGCGCTCAGACGATCGGCATCTGCGTGCGGAACGCAACAGGGCGTACCGTTGTGTTCTCCTCAAAGGACGGCGTGTTCGCTCCCGCGCTGTTCATGAAGTAATTATTCTCACCCTGCGGGGGACCGATGTCTGCGGACTGGCGTCCCGCGTCGTCTTCTGCACCAATTCGAGTTTCTTGACTTTTGCTACGCGTGCTGGAACTTCAGTTCCGCCCCGCCCGCCGTGCTCAGTTGTTCCAGCGGCGGCTCAGGCGCGGCCTCGTTCAGATCCAGCGACGCATACGGATCGTCTTCCTGCGCGGCCAGTCGCACACGCGCTGATGACACCTGCGTTGATCAATTCGATGTCGGTGTCGGCTTCGACTTTGCGCATATTGGCGAGTTGCTCCTCGGACAGCGTCCACAGCGGCACATAGCTGAAGCCGATGTCCGCATCGATCTCGCCGAATAGCGACAACTGGATCACGTTCATCAGCCGCGACAAGGGCGCGGTGAACAACGCTTCCTGCTGCGCCTCGATCCACGCGTAGAACGTTCTCAGTTCGCCTTCGCTCGTCGCGTTCAGCCCAGAGGGCGTGATCCCGAGCAGCACGATCAGCGGAATGCCCGTAACCGCTGCCATGTGCTCTTGCGACTGCGCCTGCAGGCGATCGAGACTGCCCAGCGGCGCCGACACATTGGCGAAATCCTCGGTGTCGCGATCGATCATCATCAGATGCCGGTTGTTGAGCGCCTGGTTGAACAGCACCGCGCGCCGCAGCATCTGCTCGGCCCCTTCCGCGTTGAACACCGCTGCAAGGTTGGTCTTGAGCACCATTATGCTGAACGAGTGCAGCAAATCGGACACGCTCTGGCGCGTGCGCAGCCAGTTATCGACGTAGGGCTTGGCGATCTGCGACAGGCTCAACGCCCCCGAACGCATACGCGGCTTGAGCAAATCCGGCAGCGGGCGCGATACGAATGGTCGCAGCCGGTTCGCATGCACCTGCCGGTTCATTACGAACCACGTCTGCGGTTGATAGAAATCGCTGCGCAGTGGATCGGAGATCGGCTCGATCACGCGTAGGCCCTTCAGGCTGCCGAGGCCGATCTTGGCGCGGCTGTCCGCCAGCAGCGTGATCAACTCTTCGGGGCGGTTATCGCCCATGTCGAGGAACAGCTGCGCGCGTCCGAAGAAGCCGTCCTGCTCGACGACCTTGCGAAACGCCGCCTGTACACCCAGGCGCTTCATCTCGGTGTCGATCGCCGCGATCTTCTCGCTCTTGTCGTCGTCACCCGTGCCGTGTAGCTGGATCCACTTACGCGTCATTTCCTTCGCCAGAATCTCGGCGGGCCGCCGGTATTCGGGGCGCCAGGTGAGTTCGTCGAGGTAAGGATAACCAAGAAACCCAAGCCCTTCGGCGAAAAGGCCACCCAGCGCCCAGCGGAAGTTTGCATCGCACGCCGAATCGCACGCGAGATTCGCATCCTGCGCGATGACGCCGGGCGCGCCTGCGGCAGCGTGAACGCCTGCACGCGTGGCGCCGGCGCACCGAGCACGCCGAGCGCCCCGTCGTGAATTTGGCAGATATCAAAGTGTCTTGCTGCTTCCGGCTCGCTCTGGCCGCCCGGTGCAGCCGTTGCGCAGGCATTCGGGTCGAGGTGCGACCGAGCCAGTGCGCGACGAGTTTCAGCACAATCTGATGGGCGGTGATGCAGCCGAGTCGCTACCTTCAAACGACGCCATCGCGGTCAAACGCCGTCAGCAGGCACCCAACAAGATTTGCAGGAGACCTTTGTGTATCTGACCCACGAGCAGCGTCACTCGCTCACGATTGCCGCATCTGCTGCGCGCGCCAACGACAGAATTCAGGCCATCGATGCTGCGGCCGAACAACTGCGCCGAGAAAACCCCGGTGCATTTCATACGGACGATTCCCTGCACGAGCGCGTGTTCGTCCATCAGCCAAGCCCCGCGTTACCGTGCAAGGCGTTTCAGCACCCCTTTCCTCGAGAGCGCGCAACGTGCGGCGGTTGATCGGCGACGCGAAGGCTCGCGCGCGATTCCTGCGGTCGGGCCGCGATACCGCCGCGAGCGCCGCGTCCGAGATCCGCATCGGCCGCAGGGCGAACTGCAGTGCGAAGGCGCGCGGCAGCGCATCGACCTGATCGTCGTGCGTACCGAACGGAAAACCGCGTAGCTCGGCCACCAGCGCCGCGTTTCAGTCGCCTCGCACCAGCGTCGAAGGCGAGGGCGACTGGACCGCAGGGGCGAAGCCCGGGCGCCTCGCGGACGGGCGCTTTATGATCGGCGACATGTCGCGCGGGCGCTGGGGACCGGATCGGCGCGATGCCGTGATCGCCGCCACGGCCCAGATGGATGGCGCGAGCACGCGCGTGGGCTTGGCTTGCCCCAAGAATCGGGACAGGCGGGTCGAACGCAGGTGCTATATCTGACGCGCGAGCTGGCCGGATACCGGGTGGTGAGCCCGGAAGCGGGCGACAAGGTCACGCGCGCCGAGCCTTTCGCCGCGCAGGTCAACGTCGGCAACGTGATACTGGCCAGATCCCAGCCGCGCACCCTGTCGATGTAGGTGCTCGGCACAAAATCGACCGTCACCAGCTTCTCGGGCTTGAACAGGTCGCCCTCGGGCGACACCGGCATCTGCTGGTAGCCGACTGGGCCGCCTCGCGTTACGCCCATGATCGAGTGCGAGCCCGTGTTGCCCACGCCCGGGAACATCAAGTACGCGAATCGGCTGATCGCCGAGATTCGCGCGCGTATCAAGACCGGCGCGTTCCGTATGACCGGTTACTTTCCCGACGCAGAACTCGCGCCGGCGCAGGAATCGTCGACCGAGCGACCGCCGACGAAAGCACCGAAAACCATCAACGCAGCGAAGGCCACGCATGATCGCGTTGCATCACCCGACGCGCTATTGCACGATCCCTCGCCTGCGCCTGCGAAACGGCGAGCAATGAAAGCAGCGACCGAACTCACCGTCGAAGCGTGGCTCACGCAGTGGCTCGACATGACCCGAATCGAGACGTCCACCCGCTTCGGTTACGACGCCGCCGTCAAGTTCTGGACGCTCTCATCGTGTGACCAGCGCAACCGCTCGATGGGTGCGCTGCCCCTTGCGTCCCTTAAGCTGTCGCACGTCCTCACCGCCATCGCCAGCCGCCGCGAACTCTCGGGCAAGACGATCAACAACTATGTCTCCGTGCTGCGCACGGCGCTGGCCGTCGCGATCGCCGATGAATTGATGCCGACCAACGTCGCCGAGGCCGTCGCTCGTGCCAAGCATCAGCGCCGGCCCACCGATCCGTTCTCGCGCGAGGAGTTGGAATCGATCATCACGGAAGCCGCCGTGCGCGATCCCCAGATCCGCGACTACATCGAACTCTGGTTCTGGTCGTGACTGCGCCCCTCCGAGATCAACGGACTGGAATGGCGCTGCGTGGATTTCAAGGAAGGCACGATCGCGATCGGGCGTGTGCTGGTGGCGGGGGAAGAAAAGAACCGCACCAAAACGGCCGAAGCCCGCCTAGTGCGCCTGAATAGCCACTCGCTCGCGGCTCTGCAACGCCAACCCGCCTTCACGCAGGTTGCCGGCAAACGGTGTTTCAGGCCCCCCGATATGAACTGCCGTGACGCAGCGAAGAAGCGTTTCAGCGCGTGTTCGGCCCAGTCTGCTCAAGCGGGTCAGCATGCGCTACCGTCGTCCCTATCAAATGCGACACACGTACGCAAAAGCGATGCTGATGGCGGGCATGACAACGGTATCGAGATGGCGCGACTTGAGAATGCGTTATTGACCCCGAAAAGCCCCCAACGAGAATCGGCGGATACACGACCAGTTGATCTATTTAGGAAAACTATGGTGGGCCGGGGTGGAACTCGAACCCATGTCAGGGGGAACGTAGGGGCACACAGGGGAACTAAGTCTTTGATAGTCGAAGAGGTTATGCCCCTGTGTGCCCCTACACGCCCCTCGACTGTCCCTGAAATCGTCCCTGAACTCGGCGAGTGTCCCCGAAACGGCACGCGGATGCCGGCTCAACCGGCCCGCGCCACGTCAGGATGCACCGGCGTCTTACGGAACCGCACAGGCAAGCACTGCACGATCAGGTGCAAAAGCAGCGGCACCAGTACGCCCTCGTCCACCAGCCCCATCAACGGAATGGCCACATTGAACGGCGCAAGCGCATACAGCGCCACCAGCACCGTCGCGGGCAGCAGCCACCGCGGCCGGTCAGGCTGACGCAGCGCGCGCCAGAGCACCCGTCCATCGTTCTTGACGACCTTCCACAACACAATCAATCGTTTCACGTCCTGGTATCCTTCATGAGTTTACATACCTTAGGCGTCAACATCGTATTTCTTGCGCTTGCTGCGCTTCTTCGTTCGTCCAAGCACGGCACAGTTCGGGCACCACCTGCCGTGCTTGATATTGTGAGGCCGTGCCTCCCAAACATGCCCCCGATGACATTCCCACGTGTGCTTGACGGTCATGCCCAGCGCCTGCGGCGACAGACAGCGACCACCACCGCGTTCGGCGGCCATAGCCTGCAGAAACTCGATCGGCCGGCGCCGCTTGACGTCTTCGCACTTGCGACACCACAACCCTTGCCAAATATTGTGGGCTGTTTGCGCCCATTCATGCCCCTGCGCGCAACGAAACCGGTATCGCTCATGCGAACCGGTGTATTCGTTCGCCAAGCACACGCCTCCGCGCTCTTGAGAGGTCGCTTGCAGACGCTCCAACCCATCGTGATAAAACTGCAGGCGGGTTGCCCGCAGGCCAGATTCAATGTGGGCGCACTCCGGACACCAACTTCCCCTCTTGACGTTATAAGGTGCCGCTTCCCACACATGTCCCAGATGGCATTCCCACGTATGCTTGACTCGACCACCTTCCGACTGCTGCGAAAGACACTTGCCACCGTGAGAGGCGGCGATCGCGTGCATCTCCTCGATCGTCGTGCGCTGTTCGATCTTGGCGCACCGGGCACACCAATACCCTTCCCAGATGCTCGCCGCGGTTTGCGTCCATTCATGGTCGGCCGAGCAGCGGAAGCGGTATCGAACATTTGATCCCGTGTATTCCTCCGCCAGACATTGGCCGTCGCGCTTGCGGGCGGTTTCATGCAGACGTTCCAGACCGTCGTGATAGAAGAATAGCTTGGTCGCCCGCACGCTTGTCGCCGCGTCACGGCATCGGGGACACCACGAGCCTTCGAAGATCTTCGCACCGCGGGCTTCCCAGCAATGGTCGCTCGCGCACTCGAATGGATAGTAAGTGAGCACGCCGGTATAAGCATTGGCCAGGCAACGACCGTCTTTGGCGGCGGCGGCCGATCGCAGACGCGCAAGACCATCGGGAAGCACATTGCCCCTCGCCACGATCTCATGTTTGCATTTGGGGCACCAACTGCCCTCGCTGATAATGGTCCCGCGGGTCTCCCACTCATGACCCACCGCGCAACGCAGGCGGTATCGCTCTTTCAGACTCGTGAAGGTGCCCAACAGCGTGCCGCCACGCTCTGATACCGTCGCCAGCCAACGCGTGCGGACCTCATCTTCCTTGCATTGCACGCAGCGCGGGGACTTGTACAAGACTTGTGTTGCAGCGCGTTCGAAACGATGACCGTTCGTGCACTCGAACAAATAGCTGCCGTCGCTGCCTGTCCATTCTTCAGAAAGACATCGCCAATCGAGTTCGGCAGCACGCGCATAAAGCTTTGCCAGCGAATGATTCATTTGACTCACGTCTGAAAAATCTGCCAACGAAACGCCCCGCGATCAGTTAGTTTTGACTGAGCATTGCGTGCGAAACCGGTAACGCGGGCGCATTCGAGAACTTCGGTGCCGGCGAACGGGCGATCATCCCGCCAAGCCCGCCGGCACAGCTTACTTATTGTGTCAGCGCCGCCGCTTCTCGTTGTGCGAGGTAGTCTGCAGCCTTGCTGTTGTACGCAGCAGGCACCACGTCATGCAAATCGCCTGCGTTCAGCAATTCGCCGTAGTAAATCCCGCCGTTATACTCCACGTAGGTCGCGCTATTGGGCGCGGGTTTAAGGTAACGATAACCGCCCAGCGACTGAATCTCTCCCCCAGCGCGGCTCTGAACCTGTTCCAACGTAGAGAATCCGGTCGTTCCTGAGCTCAAATTGGCCCACAAATGCGTGGTCAATACCGTGTAGGGAATCTGATAGATTTGCGATCCCGGTGGCATCACAGAACTATCTTGGGATAGCAGCCGGGACAAACCATTGGTCGCGGGACCCTCATCCTTCCGAATGGCCTCCGACACCGGCAGGCCCGACACATCTTCAGCCTGGATCGTGACGCGATACAAAGGCGCCGACATGCCTTGCATACCGAGTTCATAGCCTTGTGGCAACTTCTGGAAGATCTTCGAGTTTGATCCGAAATCGATGTATGGCGTCGAATCCGACGTGAACGCGCCTTCCGACGTGATGTATGCCTGCGTCACATACCTTTGCGTGTAAGGACCGGCCACCGCGCTCGTGACCGCGGTGAAGTTCACATCTGCGTCCGAGGTGACGAAGAATCGAGTCCTGCCCGTCGCGGCAATCGTCCCTACTACGCTACCAGCATTGGCGCCGAACTGGTAGAAGCCGCTACCGCTGTCCGTCATGAAAATGCTATCGAAGAAGCTCGCGTTGGTGCTCGATGACGTCGTGCCGGCAGGCGTTGAGGCTGGGTTTCCCGAGTCGTTCGAGACGGCCGCGGCGTTCCCGCTATCGCCGCCTCCACCTCCACAAGCGGACAGGGCCGTCAGTAAGGCCACGGTAGCGGACAGGAGTCCTATTCGGTAGATACGTCCCTGCTGGTTGCTGTTCTTCTGCATCTTTCTTCTCTACTGGATGTGGACGCAGCTCGCTTCATCGCAAGCGTGAGCGTCCGGTGGATCCGTCTCGTCGTTTGAACGAGGCGGGGAATATCGTATGTCTGTCAGCGCTCGCCCGAACCGCCCGCGTTGACCGGCTCGGGCAACTCGAGCGCTAACCGACGGCGCTTCCGGGTCACGTTGACCGATCGCACGATAGAGGACTGGTTCTGCTGCACTTGCCAGTCCAGCTCTGGCATTTTGAAATGCTGATCCGTCGCGGGACAGCTGCCGTCAGGATGAGCCACTTCTGCGCACGCCCCGAGTAAGGCAGAGTTCCGTCGATTACCGGTGCTGTCGTCGCTTGGGCGAGGCTTGAACGGTTTGTCGTGCCGGCAAAGGCTCCGGCGAAGATAGGGATGATTCGCCATTGCAAGGATCCTCTGAATTGCGCCTTCGCTTGAAAGCCCACCGTCACGCGCGCAGTCGGAAACCCTGACGGCTTGTAGATCGGCCTGCCGGCGAACAGCTCGTAACTCAGTCCGCCGACCTTCGTCGGCAGACCGCCGCGAATGCCCACCATCACGCCGACGAGTTGCGTGCCCGCGAGAAACGCCGTGTTCGGCCCCGAACACGCGACCGTAGTCGATGCCCGCATAGAGCACCTGATCCGGGCCTACAGTCCATTGCGCGCGTCGACGGCGTGCGCGAGCGGCCCTTCTCGAGACGACCGTAAAACTAAAAGCACTGCCGCTCTTATCCGTTGCTCAGGCTCGCCGGACGATGGCTTGAACAAGCCGGATTCGAAGCAGAGCAGCAAGTCAGAGTCGAGGTCCAACACGGTAAGCTCGTCATCACGCCGGCTTGAACGACTTCAAATACAACGAACCCCGCCTCAGCCGTAATGCCGTTCAGTTAAGACTGAACGGCATTTTGTTTTTGAGCCGTAAGTAGTGGTTGTAAACGAGGCGTCGCGCTGTTAACTTGACGGCGCGATGCTTTCCAGCCACCTGACTTTTCTTCTCGAAGCGCAGCAGCCGGCCGATCCGAGTCGGCTGGCCGAGCATTTGCCGTATGAGTGGATCGAGCGAGCGGTTCAGGCCACAGGAGTGGCGAGCATCCGGCGTCGCCGGCTGCCGGCCGAACAGGTGGTATGGCTCGTGATTGCGCTGGCGATGTATCGACACTGGTCGATCAGCGAAGTCCTGGATAATTTGGATTTGGCCCTGCCTGACAACGCAGCACCGTTTGTGAGCAAGAGCGCGGTGGCACAGGCACGACAGCGCATCGGCGAGGCCCCGCTTGCATGGCTGTTCGAACGCACGGCGCGCGCCTGGTGCACACAGGACGCGGTTCACCACGGGTTCAAAGGGCTGAGCTTGTGGGCGATGGATGGCACTACGCTGCGTATTGCCGACAGCCCTGCCAACCGCGAGCACTTTGGTGCCCAGGGCTATGCCAGCGGCAAGGTCGCCAGCTATCCTCAGGTCCGGGCGGTCACGCTGAGCTCCATTCCGACCCACCTGGTCGCCGACGTGAACTTCGGCCGCTACGACACCAATGAAATGGTGTATGCCAAAAGCCTGCTGCCGCAGGTGCCGGACGATTCACTCACTGTGTTCGACAGGGGTTTTTTGGCCGCTGAGATCTTGTGTGGCCTGACCATGAATGGCCGCAATCGTCACTTTCTGATTCCGGCCAAGTCCAATACTCGCTGGGACGTTATCGCGGGCACCGCTGAGGATGCGACCGTGCGCATGCGCGTCTCCGTTCCGGCGCGCAAGAAGTGTCCAGCGCTGCCTGAGTTCTGGCAGGCGCGCGCGATTCGCACCATCGATGCGCGCGGACGCGAACGCGTGTTGCTGACCTCGTTGAGCGATCGCCGACGCTTCAAACCGGCCGATATCGTCGCCTGCTACGAGCGCCGCTGGCAGATTGAAACCAGCTACCGGGAACTCAAGCAGTCGATGCTGGGGATGGAACTGACCCTGCGTAGCCGCACAGTCGAAGGCGTCTATCAGGAAATTTGGGGAGCCCTGATTGCCTACAATCTGATCCGTCGCGAGATCGCCAATGCCGCCTTCGAAGTGAAACTCGCTCCAACGGACATCAGCTTTGTGCGCGCCGTCCACACAATCCAGCACGAGATGATGTGGGCCGCTGTCACCCCTGCGTTCGCCAAGCTGCCCGCATGCCTTCAGCGACTGCGCGAACGGCTGAAGGCATTGCCAAATGAAAAACGACCCGGCCGCACATGCGAGCGAGTCGTCAAATCGCGCCCTTCACGTTACTCCGTCCGGTACCTTAGAAAGGACCTTAACTGAACGGCATTACCGCCTCAGCCGGGTTTGTCGCTTCACGACTTATCTTGCTCTTCGTCCTTCACCTCGTAGCTCTTGCGAGCCTTTTTATAGCTGTTGTCGAAGGGCTTGATTTTTAGCATATGCGCTCTGCTTGCGTAGCCACCCAATGCAGCAACTCCTAACCCTAAGATCAACATAAACCCTCCAAAGGGTGCAGGCGGAACATACATGTAGGCAATGAACATAATCAGAATGCCAACAACAAGCAGAGCTGTTCGAACCCAAGACGCAAAGTTTCCGTTTTCTATGAATCGGATTCTCATCGCTTGTTGCTCCAGTAATTGACAAAATTAGTCCAATACTGATTTACAGAACTCTGTACCTGTTGTCCTGTCTTGCTGTTGCTGAACGCGTTTGCAGTTTCGTTGATTGCCGGTCCCAGAGCAGGACTTCGATCGGACAGATTCCCCACAATCAATCCAGTAACACCAGAGAATGTGTATTGGCCCACATCCGGTTTGACTGTTTGCCCTATGGCGTCAGCGGCAAATCCCGTGACCGTTGCCAAATAAGCTGCGGCCGAGAACCCAGCCGAGTAAGGCGACGGAATTGTCGCTAACGCAGCAGTTGCAGCACCAAATCGTCCCGCATTCGTAGATACCGACGACGACACATCCGAAACCGTGCCGCGCATGTAATCCGCATCCGACTTATCGAACTTCGTGAACGGCCCCGTCACGTCAACACTGAAGCCCTTCTTTCCCGTTTGGTCATACACGATGCTCGGTACGCCACCCTGTGCAGATCCGGAATTCGCCAGAATGTAGTTCTGCAATTCAGGATTCGGCTGCGGCATGATCTGCGTCAGAATCGGCTTGCCGTCATCGGTCGTTCCCGCGTACTGCCATTTCGCGCCGGAGTCAGTAGGCATCTGCCCGATCAATGTAGCAGGTGCTCCCGATTCCCGATCTCCACCGACCAGTCCGCCCATGATCTGCATCTGGTCTTCGATCTCGGCCTGGGTGTACTTCCCGCTGCTCTTGGCTGCCAATTCCTTCGCCAGCGTCTTTTCCTTCGCCTTGCTGTCCTGGTGCAACTGCCGGTTGTACAAATCAGCCCCCAGCGCCCCATTCGCGCCACTCATCGCGCCACCGGCCCCGCCGATCGCGCCACCCGCTGCCGCACCCGTCGCGCCCGCCGCAATATTCCCCGCCAGCGTCGCCCCGGCTTTACCATCCATCGCGCCATTGACCGCGCTCGATGCCAGATCGCCCGCGACCGTGCCGGCGAGCGCACCCGCCACATTACCGCCGCCCATCGCCGCGCCCGCTGCCGCCACCGCTCCGTGCAGCGCCGTGCGACCCGCTCCATCCGGACCCCATAGCGACGGATTGCCCTTTTCCAATTTGTCCGCCACGTCCCCTGCCGCCTGCATGCCAACCTGCACCGCAGCCTGTTGGATCGCCATGCCGTCGGCCACCTTCTGCGCATCGAACGAATTGATCACCGATCCGTTCGCATGCGCCGCATCACGGCTCAGACCTGCCGTGCTGTCGTGGCCCGTTCCCGCATCGTCGCGCACGACGATCGTGCCCGGACTCACCACAGCGTGCGTCGTCCCCGAAGCGCTGCTGCTCGTACCCGCTGCACCGAAACCCGTCGGACCCATACCCGCGATCCCAGGGATCGTCGGCGCCCCCTTGTCCATCGTCGTGCTCGCACTGAAGCCCACCGACGAACCCGAGTAGTCCGCGTGGTTCTGCACGTCGCTGAAGCCCAAACTGCCCGTCGACAGCGTGTTCTTATCCGCCGTGGCCGTGCTCGCGATCGCTCCGCCATCGAGCTGCGTATGCTCGCGAACGTTGACGTTGAACCCGCCTTCCCCTGCGTAGAGACCGCTCTGCCGATTCACCGACGCATAGTTCGCGTCGATCTTCGTATCGCTCACACTCGCGCTTCCGGTCACCCCCTGGCCGAAACACAGCGGCGGCACGCAGATGCTTGCCTGCATACCTGCGCTCGTCTGCCGACTATCGTACACGTTGGTGTCTTGCGGGCTCGTGATCGTCAGGTTACGCCCCACGTCCACGTTCACCGTCCCGCCCGCCGCTTGCGCGCCGATCAGGTTTGAGTCGCGCCCGCTCGATATCGTGAGCGCGTTGCCCGCATTGACCTGTGTGTCGACATTCGTCACGCCGTTGCCATTCAGATGGCCTTTCGAACCGCTCGCGGCAAGTTCCACCGTGAAGCCGTTCTGCTGTCCTCCCAGGCCCAAACCAATGCCGATGCTCGCATTGCTGCTGCCGTTGCTCCCGCTCTGCTTGCTCATGTCCTGCGCGCTCAGCAAGTTCACGTCACGCGCGGCAACGAATGTCACGTTCTCGCCGGTGATCGTCGTGCCGCGCGAGTTGATGTCGCCATCCGATGCGTAACCGGACGCATCCTTCGTCCCACTGCCCGCCGCCATGATCGTTACGGTCTTGCTCGTGAGCGTGCTGCCATTGTGCGCGACCGCATCCGATTGCATCTCGCTCTGACTGCTGCCGCCACCCACGCTCACTGTCGCCTTGATCAGCGGAGCCTGACCGCTCGCCGCCGCCGCGGGCGCACCATTTACCGCAAGCGCTGCCTGCGCCACATCGAGCGCCGCGAGTCGCTTGTCGTGCGTCTGACTGGCCGCCGTCATGCTGCGGTTCACCGTCGCCACCGTATCGCCCGCCACGCCGCCCAACGCGAACGTCACGCCGTATTGACTCATGCTCTGACTCATCTGGCTTTGCGTCGCGTCAGCACCTGCGTCCAGGTTGACGTTGCGGCCGATCAGCGTGAGATCCTTCGATGCCGTCAGGTCCGAGCCCTGCACGTTGATATCGTCTTTCGCCACCGCCGTCACGCTGCCGTTGCCGCTCACGATCTGGCTGCGAATCGTGCTTTGCGTCTGCGCGGCTTCATCCTGCGTCCGATGACTGTTCGACACGCCCTGACTAAAGCCGGTGCCCACGCCATTGCTGCCCAGATCGCCGAACTGATGGCGACTCTCATCCTGATGGCTCGTACTCGTGTCGACGCCCGCAAGCACGTTGATCGAGCCATGACTCGCCAGCAAATCGACGCCCTGCGTGCCGACGATGCCCGACCCGATGACATCGACATCGCCCGTATGGCTCACGATCGTCACGTTGTTGCCGGTCACAACCGAAGCCGTCTGCGTGCTCGATGTGCCGTTGCCGTTGCTGTGCGCGCTCGCGGCGTTATACGGCGACGAACTGACGCCACCGTTGTTCGGCCCGCCGTTGACCCAGCGATGCACGTCGCCCAGACTCGGGCTCGCGATCTGCAGGCTCGAACTCGAACTCTGCGACTGGCTCGACTGCTGCATCTGATCGGTCGACGCCTGTAAGGTGACGTTGCGGTTCGCATCGAAGCTCGCCGTGCGTCCTGCGGAAATCGTGGAACCCGTCACGGTGATGTCGCCATCGAGCGGATGGCCGTTTGCGTCCATCAGCGCGCCACCCGTGGCCGTCACACTCACGTTGCCGGCGCCGCGAATCGTGCTGCCCGTGTTCGTCACGCTCGACACATCGGTCGTGGTCGAACTGCTGCTGTGGCTGATCGTTGCCGTTACCGAGGGTGTGTCGAGCGCGCTTGCGGCAAGTTCATTGCCGATGCCTCTCGCGCGCTGATAACCGTTGCCCGATGCATTGGCGTCCTTGACGTTACGCACCGTATCGAACGGCGTGCCTGTCACCGCGAGCGTCATGCCGCTCGATCGCGAGTCCTGCTGGTCGTGCGCGTGAGCGCTGTCCTGACCCGGATCGATCGTGACGTTTTGCGCCTTCAATGCAATGTTGCCGGTCGCGCCCGTTACATCGCCCGCAGCCTGACCGGCGACGATATCGCTGCCGCCGATATGCAGATCCTTGCCCGCCGAAATCGACACGTTGCCCTGCACGCTGCCCACCGTGCTGCGCGATTGGCTTTGCGTCACTCCGCTGCTGTTGTACGCATCCTTCTGCTCGCTGGAACCGATCGTCACGCCAAGGCCACCACTGCCCGAAATGCCCGAGTGCTTCACGTCGTGCAGTTCATTGTCCTGCGCGTAATTCCGTGCGGCGGAAATGTCGACGTTGCCCAGCGCGGCGATCGAGACGTTGTTCGTGCCGACGATCGTGCTGCCCGTCACGGTGATGTCCTTGCCGCTCGCAATCGCCACGCCATCGGCCGAGATCATGCTGCCCTGCGAGAGCGTCTCGGTCATTGAACTCGAATTCGCCGCCTCCGTGCTGCTCACCACATTGCTGTGACTGTGCTGCTCCTGCGAATTGTCGACGTGCGTCTCTGTCGCCGCGCCGATGCTCACATTGCCCGCCGCCGCCAGCGTCGCCGTCCCCTTGTCGAGGCTGACTGAACTGCCGATGACGTTTATGTCCTTGCCCGATACCACCGTCAGCGAGTTACCCGCATTGAGCGTCGTAGATATCAACGTATCGTCGGACCTATGCAGCGACTCCGAGTAGCTGCCGTGGCTATCGCTGCCCGAGCTGTTGCTGTCGACCGTCGAGGTTGCCTTCGCCGCTTGCAAGGTCACATCACCCTTCGCCACGATGAGCCCGCCACCGCCCAGATCAATCTTCGCGCCCGTGGCCGTCAGATCGCCACCCACGCCGATCTGCGACACGCCGCCGACCTTCACCGAACTGCCCGTCGTCTGGTTGAAGTTCGTGTTCGACACGCCGTTCGCGCGCTCCACGACCTTGTGCTCGCCCGTCTGCACCGAACCAAGATCGTAGTTGCCGCCCACCAGCATGCCGAGGTTGCCGCCCACGTTCAGGTTGCCGGCGTTCTGGATGAAATCGCCTCCCGTCACGATAGCCGCGTTGCCCGCGACGTTCAGGCTCGCGATGGGCCCGAGCGTGGCCGTGGTGCGCGTCGCGCCCGTCGCGATCACCTGATTGACAGTATTGACCGCGGTATTCAGGATCAGATTGCCGCCCGCATTCAGCGCGAGGCTGCCCGCGTTCACGGTGGCCGACGTGAAATCGATATTGCCCTTGGTCGTCAGCGACATCAGCCCGCCGCTTTGCAGCGTGCCGAACGCGTTGTTGATCTGGTTGCCCTGAATCGACAGCGTATTGCCCGCCTGCACCGTGCCGCTGTTGGCGAAGGTCTGCGCGTTCTTGATATCGATGTCGGTGGCCGCGATCAGCGGTCCGTTCATGTTCTGCTGACTCGGCTTCGCAAGATACACCACCGGCACCAGCACGGACTGACCGTCGACGATCTCCGTCTGCATGATGACGACGTTGCTCGTGAGCGCCGCCACCTGCTCGGGCGACAGGCTCATGCCCAATGGCAGGTTCAGCGACTTCATCAGCGACGCGCCCGCGTCCATCAGCGCTTCATACATCGCTTGCGTGTCGGTGTACGGCCCGAGCACCGCCTTGCCGGTCAGCGACGTGATCTGGTTGCGCACGAGCTGCTGCTCGTAGAAGCCGTCGCCCAGGCGCTTCTCGGTCTTCTGCGGGTCCAGATCAAGCTGTTGCAGGAAGTAGTCGCTCGAGATGAAATTCTTCTGGTTCGTGAAGGCCGGGTTCGTCGCAATCAGATAGGTCGCATTCGGCGCGGTAGCCCGGCTGAACAAGCCACCCGCGGGGATCGTGATGTTTTGCAGCACGTTTTGCGCAGTCGCGGTTGCGATGACCGGATCGACCCGGCCCGTGCCACCACTGAGCGCCATCGCGCCCGATTTCGTGCCGCCCGCATTGCCCGCCACCGACGACGCGCCACCCGCATTCGTGCCCCCTGCACTGCCCGCCACGGACAACGCACCACCCGCGTTCGCGCCGCTCGCATTGCCGCTAATCCCGCCGATCGTCACCCCGGAAATCGCTTGACCCGCCGCCAGTCCGAGCGACGGAATGCCCGCGTTACCCGCCGTGTTATTGATGCTGATGCCCGTGCCCGCAAGCGTACCGCCGGCGACGAAGCTCGATTCGTAGGCCGGCAGCGCATAGGTGCGGATATCGGCCGGCGCCACCTGCGTGTAGCCGCCCGGATGGCTGCCGACGAAAGGCGCGTCGCCGAACGGCAACGTCCAATCCGCAATGCTGCCGTCGTAGTTCCGGTAGTGGAAGTAGCCCGAGTAGGTGACCTGGATGCCCGGTGCCGTCTGCCCCTGCCAGCTATTCTGGTCAAGCGAGACAGGCGCGGCGATGTTACCGGCTGCCGCGACTGCGCTCCAGTAATTCTGGAAGTTACCGACCTTCGATGCGTCGAGATTGCCGCCCGCGACGATCTGCGCCTGCGGGCTGATGCCTTCGATCAGGTTTGCGAGCGCGACGCCGGTGTAGGTCGTGTACTGCCAGCCACTGTTCCACTGCCCACCGTGCGGAGGGTCGGGGGGCAAACCACCGATAAAGTTCGGATCGGGGTTAAGCCAGCCGACGAAAGGATGACCGGCGGAGCAGGCAACCATGTTCGTCGAGATACAGCCCGACAGACTGATCCCCAGGCCGTCAAGCACCGTCGGGTCGACGGGCTGGTTAAAGCCCGTCGTCGTCACCGTGGTGCGCGTGTTCGTGACTTGATTGGCGTGCAATTCCATGTCGCCCGCCGACTCGATCAGCGCGGACTGGTTGCGGATCACGTTGGCGTTCGTGTAAGTGCCGTCGGCGTTCTTGCCGCCCGCCAGCACCACCTTACCCAGACCGTAAACCGCAGTGGTCGCCTGCGTATCGGTCATCGTGGTGTCGTCGCGATTTTCGATATCGGGGGCGAGCAATTCGAGCGTGCCGTTGCTGTCCGTCGCACCGATGAGCGCCGTCGGTCCCACGTTGGATAACGTCTGCGTCGCATTGAGCGAAACGCTGCCGCCGACGATCACACCGGTATTCGTGAGCGTGGCCGAGTGCGTGGTGAGCGTGCCGCCCGCCATCATCGTGCCGGTGTTCTGGACATCGGCCGCATTGACGTCCAGATTGTTCACCGCCTGCACCAGCGCGCCATTGGTGAATGTGCCCGGCAGCGTAAAGGCCAGATTGTGACCGGCGTTGAACTGGAAATCGGGCGTGGGCGCGAAGTCGCCCTGCACGCTCACGGCCACGTCATTGGCCGCGCTGTATGCGCCGCCGCCCGTCAGGGCTGCCGCATTGACGGACAGATCGTGCGTCGCGCCGATCTGACCGTTCGTGTTCGTCACAGTGCCCGTCGTCGTGATCGCGACATCGCCGTTCGAGCCGGAATTTGAACCCGCCAGTGTGCCGATCTGGCCGCCGCTGTTATCGACCGTGCCGGCATGCACGGCGACATTGGCGCCACTCAACTGAGCGTTCTGTGTGTTCACGAGCGCGGCGGTATTGACGGTGACATTGCCGTTGCCCGTCATCACGCCGCCCGTGTTGACGATCTGGCTGCCGCCTTGCACGGTCGTGTCGCCCGTGCCGAGGTCGCCGACGAGCCCATTCGTGTTGTCGATGCTCGCGGCCTGCACGCCGAGCATGCTCGCATCGCCGGCCGCACCCGTGCCCGACTGGATTTGCCCGTTGGTGTTCGTCAGCGCGCCGCCGCTTGCGAGCGACAGCGACGACAGCGAGCGAATCGCGCCTTGTGTGTTGTTCACGCCGCCCGCGATCGTCGCCGCGATATTGCCCTGTGCCGCGAGCACGCCATTCGCGTTGTTCAGGCTGCCCGCCCGCGCCACGATCTGGCCCGCCGTGATGATCCTGCCGCCGGTATTGGAGAAGTAACCCGCGCCGTTGCCCGGTGCAATCGTCAGCGTGCCCGTACCCGCATCGAGAATCGTGCCGTTATCATTGATCAGTGCGCCGGGCGCGAGCGTAAAGTTTGTGCTGTTGGTCTGCAGCGTGCCGCCGTTCGAATTGTCGAACGTGCCGCTGACGTTGAAGCCCATCGCCGCCGTGCCGTATTGCGTGATCGTGCCTGCGTGATTGATGAGGTCCGCCGCGTTCAGCGCCATCTGGTTCGCTTCGATGTCGCCGCCGCTGTTATCGAGCGTGCTGGCGCTCGTCACCGTCAGGTTGGGCGCTACGATCGAACCGCCACTGTTCGTCAGCGTTCCGGTGCGGATCGTTTCGTTCGAGGCCGCGCCGATCTGACCGCCGGTGTTATTCAATGCCGCGCTGGTGAGGCTCAGGTCCGCGTTCGACAGCAGCTTGCCGTTGGCGTTGTTGACCGTGTCGCCGACCGTGACCGCAAGGCCCTTCTGACCGGCGATCGAGCCCGAGGCATTCTTGAGCGCGCCGCCCTGAGCCGTAATCTGTCCATTGCTGGCGATCGTGCCGCCGACATTGGACAGCGCACCCGCGCCGTTGCCCGCATTGATCGACAGCGTGCCCTGACCAGCGTGCGTGATCGTGCCGCCGTCATTGATCAGCGCACCGGGCGCCAGCGTCAGGTCCGTACCGTTCGTCTGGAAGGTGCCGCCGTTTGAGTTGTCGAACGTGCCACTGACGTTGAAACCCGTCGCCGACTCGCCGTACTGCGTGATCTTGCCCGCGTGATTGATGAGGTTCGTCGCGTTCAGCGCGAGCTGGTTCGCCTCAATGTCGCCACCGCTGTTATCCAGCGTGCCGGTGGTCGTCACCGAGAGATTCGGTGCGACGATCGAGCCCCCACTATTGGTCAGCGAGCCGGTTCGGATCGTTTCATTCGCGCCCGCTTGAATCTGGCCGGCGTTATTATTTAGCGCGCCGCTGCTCACGCTCAAATCCGTGTTCGAGAGCAGCTTGCCATTCGTGTTGTCCAGCGTGCCGCCGAGCGTCGCCGTCAAGCCGTTTTGCCCGACAATCGAACCCGATGCATTGTTGAGCGCGCCGCCGTTGACGGCAACCTGTCCATTGCTGGCGATCGTACCCCCGGCGTTGGACAGCGCACCCGCGCCATTGCCCGCATTGACCGACAGCGTGCCGCTACCGGCGTGCGTGATCGTGCCGCCGTCATTGATCAGCGCACCGGGCGCCAGCGTCAGGTCCGTACCGTTCGTCTGGAAGGTGCCGCCGTTTGAGTTGTCGAACGTGCCACTGACGTTGAAACCCGTCGCCGACTCGCCGTACTGCGTGATCTTGCCCGCGTGATTGATGAGGTTCGTCGCGTTCAGCGCGAGCTGGTTCGCCTCAATGTCGCCACCGCTGTTATCCAGCGTGCCGGTGGTCGTCACCGAGAGATTCGGTGCGACGATCGAGCCCCCACTATTGGTCAGCGAGCCGGTTCGGATCGTTTCATTCGCGCCCGCTTGAATCTGGCCGGCGTTATTATTTAGCGCGCCGCTGCTCACGCTCAAATCCGTGTTCGAGAGCAGCTTGCCATTCGTGTTGTCCAGCGTGCCGCCGAGCGTCGCCGTCAAGCCGTTTTGCCCGACAATCGAACCCGATGCATTGTTGAGCGCGCCGCCGTTGACGGCAACCTGCCCGTTGCTGGCGATCGTGCCCCCGGCGTTGGACAGCGCACCCGCGCCGTTGCCCGCATTGATCAACAGCGCGCCGCTACCGGCGTGCGTGATGGTGCCGTGATCATTGTTCAGCGCACCAGGCGCCAGCGTCAGGTCCGTGCTGTTCGTCTGAAGCGTGCCGCCTGCCGAGTTGTCGAGCGTACCCGTCACGTCGAGCGTCGTCGCCCCGCTTCCGGTCTGCGTGATGCTGCCGGCGTGATTCACCAGATTGGTGGCGTGCAGCGTGAACAGGTCCGCGCTCGCTTTGCCATTGCTGTTGTCAAAGGTCGCCGCGGAAAGAATGAGTGCCCGACTCGCGCTCACCTGCCCCACGTTCGTCAGCGTCGAACCGGCGCTTAGCGTCATGTTCGCGTTGCTCGCGAACGTCCCACTGTTGAACAGCGTCTGGACGGCCGTCGCAATCAGGGTCTGCACGGCCGTGATGGAACCGGCGTTGACGATCTGCCCTGCTTGCACCGTGACATTGCCGTTACCGCCGATGGTCCCGCCCGCGCCATTGTTCAGCAGACCGGTCGTGGTCATCTGCACGCCGTTCGCGCCGAGCGATACGACGTGCCCAGCCGTGTTGTCGAACGTGCCCGAGCTCGACGACAGCGCGCCGGTGGCCTGCATCGTGCCGCCCTGGTTGTTCGTCGCGCCCGACACGGTTTCGGTGAGCGTGCCGCCCGACACCATTTGACCGGCGCGATTCGACAATGCGCCCGCGGTGACGGTCTGCGCGCCGCCCGAGGACATCGCGCCATTGTCGTTGATGAGTGTGCCGCTAGCGCGCGCGTCGAGCGTGCTGCCTGCGGTTGAGCTTGCACCGACCAAGTTCAGGTCGCCGCTATTGGCCGCCAGCACGAGCGCGCCTTTCGCTGAATTGGTGCTGCCCGCAAGCGCGAGCGCAGCGCCGCTGATGGCCGTGTTGCCGCCCGCCGCATTGCGGCCGCTCGCCGTCACGGCACCCGATGCGTTCACATTCAGGTCGCCCGATTGCGCCAGCGAGCCGTCGCCGTTCACGCCCGCGGCCAGCGTGCCCGTCGAACTCACGCTGCCCGCGTTGATCGTGGTATTCTGCTGCGCCGCAAGCGTGCCGCTGTTGGCAAGCGTGCCGCTCGTCGACGCGTTGACATTGCCCTGTGCGTAGGTCGTGCCGCTGTTAGTGATGCCTTGGGCCGCACTGGCGTTGATGGAACCACTCGCGTTCGTCTGACCGGCCAGAATCAATTGCCCATTCGATGTGAGCGTCAGATCCCCGGCTTGTGAGGCAAGTACCCCACGCGTACTGACGCCAAGACCGTATTCGTTCGACGCGAGCCAGATCCGATTTGCGTACATCCCGCCCAATTGACTGACGTCAATGGCGAGTGCTGGCGCGGGACCATTGCCCGCAATCGGTGTCACACTCAGCGAATCGTGGTCCACATTATTTGCGCCGGCGACCACGTTCAGGTTTTTGGCATAAATTGCCGCGTTGACCTGAATCGCTCGCGACAGCAAATCAACCTGGTCCACCTGGCTCGCGTCCAGCCCCGCACCTTGAACCGTGATGGCGCCGCCATTCACCGTGAACCCTGCGAGACTGCCGTTCGGTCCATAGTTCGGCGTGCCGGTTGTCAAAATCGCACGCGACGTATTGATGAAGCCGCCGCCGTTCACGCTCAGCCCGTTGACGTTCGCAATGACGACCTCAGTACGAGGGCCGGCGACCTCAAGAAATCCATTCAGCTGCGAGGGCGCATTGCTCATCACCTGATTGACGATGATGCGTGCCGAGCCATTGGGCTGAAGGTTCGGATTGCCGTTTACGTACCCCGCTTGTTGCGTTTGGACAAGGGTTGGCGAGTTGTTCAGAATCGCGCCCTGTCGCTGAACGTCAAACTGTGAATATGTGTTGACGGAAACGCCTGCACTCGACGGCCTTGCCACATTCACCTGATTCAGACCATTCTGAGCCTGAATAACCTGAGCACCCGATCCCGGCGCGGCGACGATCTGTGCATAGCCCACCATCGAAGCCGAACCCAGCAACAGCATCGCAGCCAAGGCCATCAGCCGAAGCCGCGGCACGCGCGCTTCATAGGCCGGTGCGCCAGACGTGGCACGCTCGCCGCCACTGTGTGAGGACGCGAACTCGGCCACTGCACACAGCATTCCCCGAAGCTTGCTCATCACAAGCCGATGACAGTTTTTATTCATTGTTTTGGGTGAAAATTTGAGAGCGGCGCAGCGATTAGCAGTACCGAAACATCGCGGGATTATCAAACAACTGAAGATTGTCCAATAGTGCGAACTTTCTGAAATCTAATCACTCGCACTGGTCGCGGCTTGGGCGCGAGACATCTGTCGTCACCGCCGATGCGCCCGACTAAGGTTGCTCGCGCTCTTCTGCGTCACCGCCATCGTCGGTATCACCAAGCTCGCGCAACTCGATGACGCCTTCGCTCGCGCTGTCGAACGCGACGGCCGCGCCCGCTTCGAGCACCGTATCGTTCACCGTGTCGTGATCGACGATGAAACGGATCGGCGCGTCGCCGAGATTCTCGATCTTCACTTTCATAGAATCACCTTGCGGTTGGGATTAGTGCTGCGGGTGAAAGAGGCGCGGGTGCGGTATCGCCTCGCTTGTGCGCTCGGATAGCTGGATGCCGCCGCCATGCCCGCCGATGTCGCTCAGATCAATGTCATGACCACGCACCATGACCAGCGTGCATCCGGCCAATAGCACCGCAACACCCAATGCGAGGAAGGCGCGAACGATCATGGGGATGGGTGTAACGGAATATTGCCCGCGGCGTAGTGCGTCGCCACCTGTTCGGAACTCAGCGCCCGATCGTATAGCGCCACCTCGCCGATCACGCCGTTGAGCGCGCCGCAGGTCCAGCCAGTCGTGCCGATCTGCAGCATCGCGTGGATCGTCGCGTTGATGGAATTCGCCGAGCGCAGCAGCACGCCATTCAGATAAAGGCAGTAGGCCCCATTGCTGTAGGTGATGACGTGATGATTCACCGTGCCGGGCGCGGGCGCCGCTCCGTTAGCCGATTGCACGTTCTTGTAGCTCGCCGGCCAGACGATCACGTTATACGCCGGATTGTCGCCGGCATACGCTTCGATGCCCCAGTCGAATCCGGACTGCGACCCGCTGCCGCCCGTCCAAGTCTGGTTGCCGAGCAACCGCGCGCCGGTATTCTTGCCCCACGGTGTGCCGTGCGAACCATCCGCGCCCGATACGCTCCAGGCGCTCACGTTCGACCAGCATTCCGCCGACCACGCCGCGCCCGCACAGAATTGATACGCAGCGCTCACGTCCACATAGGAACTGGCCGCACCGCTGAGGACTGCGTAGGCGCCGCTCATGCCGGGCAACAACGAAGCGGCCGCGAGTTGGACGCCTGCCTGATAGACGCGGTTGCAGTTGTTGCCGGACAGATCGGCAGCGACGGGACCGCTGGGTTCGTTCAGCGGCCAATACGCATAGGGACTATCGGCCAGCACCACGCCCCGATACGGGCACGGCGTGTGCCAGTACTGGCACTGGTCGACCGCCAGCGCCTGCTGATCGCTGGCTGCGAGCGCCTGCGCAAACACGACGAGTTCGCCATAGAGCGCGTGCGTGCAGCGCGCCGAGCCGTTGATGTTGGCCCCCACGCTCATCATGTCCGACGGACCGTCGCCGACGCTACCGGATCTCAATGCGCCATTGAAGACGGCCGCGCTGCTTGCCCGATTGAAGGTCTCCAGCAGCACGCCGGTCGTCGCCGCGCCGATCCCCGAAACGCCGGTGAAGCCAGCGCCGCCGCCGGCCGTGAGGTTGTAGGCCCACAGGTCCAGCGTACTATCCGAAGTCTGATAAAGCTCGCTGTACGTTGAGGTATGGCTGTTCAGCACGACCGGATTACCGTTCGCGGGCGCGAGTCCCCACGGGAAGGCGAGCACCGATGAGCGGGCGAACGGTTGCGCGAAGCTCAGTGCGGACGCCGGCGTGCTGGTCTGAATGAATGAGCCGTTGTTGCCGGGCGTTCCGCTCGCGCCGCCATTGGTCATCACGGCGTTGCGGCCAGCCGATGAGGGATACAAGACCGGCTGTCCATCCGCGACGATCTGCGGCTGCATGGCGGGCGTGGCCTGTCTGAGATGCGAAGCGCCGGGCATCCTGGTCATACCATATCGTCACGTAGCCATTGCCACTGCCGACGAACGCGCCCAGTGCGGCGATGTTCAGGCCACCCGATGCGGTGAAGCCGATGTTCTGCGTGCCCTGATCGCGGTCGCGCCGCACGCTCAGACACGGCCCTGCATAGCCCCCGCGCAAACGCCGCAGACTCCAGGCGCCCGCCGCTTGAGCATCGAGCCGGTCGAGCAGGCCGAACCACGGCGGCGTGCTCACCATGAGCAACCGCCTGGCCAGCCAGCTCATTGGCCTTGCCCGGCCACGAAAGCGTCATAGCTCGCGCCGCCGTCCTGCGTATAGATCACGAAGGTGTCCTGCTTACCGTCGGCGGCGCTCAACGAGGGCGCAAGCCCCTGCGGCCAGCGCATCGTCGACGGCCAGGTGATCGCCGACCCCGCGCTGTTGTGAACGACGAGCACGAATTCGGCAAGGATGCCTGCCGCCGGCGGATTCGTGATTGACACCACGGTGGCTACGCCTGCACCGATTGGCAGATTGAAAAGGATCTCAGGCGCCCCTTGCACGATCGGCGTGAGGTCGAGCGCGACGTTCGCGCCGCTTGCAAGGTTGACGATCGCCGTACCTAAAGCGCTCAGCGTGCCATCGGCGGCCATCGACGTCCCGGCGCCGGCGATGATGCCGCCGAGCGTCGTTGTCGTCGCAAGGGCAACGCTAGGCTCGCGGCACCACCAGCACATCGTATTCGCTGTTCACCCGCGCGAGGCACAGGGCGAACTCGCCGTGCTGCAGGACGATGCTCGGCGCCGCGTCGGGCCCGCCATCCAGAGGAAGTCGCCGCCCTGCGCGCGCAGCATGAGCATGCCTGCGCCGTGGTGGTAGATTAGAAACGCGACCGCGTTCAAGGGCAGCGTCGCCGTGCGCGCCAGCGTGACGACACCGCCATTGACACTGTCCGCGACTGCCCACTGGATCGCCATGCCAGCATGGCTGGCGTCGAGCGTTGCGTTCTCGCTGAAGGTGAGCTGCCCCGAGAAGCTGCCGAGCGCGCGCTGTACGAATTCGGTGGTCGCCGCCGCGGTGCTGTCGTCGAACTGCGGTGGTGTCGTGAGCACCGGTTCGCCCGTAGCGGCCAATCTGGCTCGCCAAAACGGGGCGCCTCACGGTTGTAGTTCTGCCGCAGTTTCAGGCCGTGCCGGGCCGCCGCCTTCAACAGATGCTCGCGGCAGCGCTCAAGCAGGCGCGAATCGGTGGGATGAGCGATTGCCTTCTCCATCACCGTCGTATCGACAATCACCCGCTCTAAGCTCGAAGTCTTGATGACGCTGACCCGTTTATCCGCTTTGATCGTCTCGGCCAGCAACTCCTCCACTCCGGCTTCGCCCAGCCGCTTGCGCCAGCGCGTCAGGCTCGACGGATCGATCGGTGGCTTCGTCTGCCAGTACGTCTCGCCGGTGAGTACTTGCCAATACGGGTTCTCCAGCGATTGCCAGACCACCTCCTCGTCCGACACGTCGAATGAGTGCTGCAAGTACAGCAGTCATGCGATCAGACGCGGTGACGTTGCTGGTCGGCCGCGCTGCGACACGAAGCGCTTACTCATCGCCGTGCTCAACCGCTCCCATTCGATCAGACCGGCCAGACGAATCAATGGATGCTCCATGTTGATCTGCTCGCGTAGCGGTTGGCGGAAGAAACTCCCTTCCTAGCGCCGACTCGCGAATGTCGAGGCCATCGTGCGTAGGCGATGCTTCCGGGGTGGGCGGCTCAAGCCGACGGCGTCTCCAAAAAGTGAACGAAGCCATGACGAGCCCTACTCGCCGAGCACTGCATCGAGCGTGCCGCCTGCATCCTACCGCGCCGTTAGATAAAGTTCTCGTCCAGCAATTCTGGTGCTGACTTGAATAATGGAGCCGACATGTCGACCACAGAGCAACGCGCTATATGGAACGGAGACGATTTGTATGTGATGACATCGCTTCCTTCCAGCTAGGATCAAGGACCCATCTAAAAACCTCCAAAGGCGCGCAACTTCCAAGGTAAGGCCATGGTGTCTGCAAGACAGGGAATCTCCCCCACGTTGGCGTCTGCACTTGTGATGCGGCGGCGGCATAGTACGCATCAGCTTCTAGACTGAGCAAATCCTCGTCCTTCGGTAATGCCGTTCCGTGAGCGGCAACATACCAGCCGCTCTGAGCAAGCAACGTCTGGTAATCCTGAGCAGTCTTTAGCAAATCTGACGGCCAAACTTGACAGGCGGTGCATGCAGTAAGCAAGTGCTCAAGCGTTAGGGGTGTGTCGCCTGTTTCGACCTTCGACCAAGAACTGGTCGACTTGCCTAGCAGTTGACCAATCTGAGCCTGTTGCACGCCGCGTTCATGGCGCAGTTCGCGAAGTAGCAGGCGACAAATTGTGTGAAACGAAGTGCTGCGCTCCATGCGGCCAACTCCAAATAAGAGAAGATCGTATTATGCACATCGCTTTCCGTACACGCAATACTATCCCACCACGGGAAACTCAGAACGCGTCACCGTCGTGGTCTTGTCGCCATGTACTTCTTTCTCGTATCGTTTCCATAGCGACGCTGCGGGGACCTCTACATTCAGCGGTGGATCGGATCGGTTCCGTCGTATAAGAAGGCACTCGTTTACAAGCTTGCAGACTCTGATACCCGCATTCATCCAGGTCAAACTGCCGCTAGCGCCGCATCCGAGATCCGCATCGGCCGCCGGGCGATCAACAGCGCAAACGCACGCGAGAGCGCATCGACCTGATCGTCGTGCGTGCCGAACGGAAAGCCGCGGAGCTCGGCCACCAGCGCCGCGTTCCAGTCGCCTCGTACCAGTATCACGTTGCCGACGTTGACCTGCGCGGCGAAAGGCTCGGCGCGCGTGACCTTGTCGCCCGTTTCCGGACTGCTCACCACCCGGTATCCGGCGAGTTCGCGCGTCAGATATAGCACCTGCGTTCGACCCGCCTGTCCCGGATCTTGGGGCAAGCCCACGCGCGTGCTCACGCCATCCATCTGCGCGGTGGCCGCGATCACCGCATCGCGCCGGTCCGGCCCCCACCGCCCGCGCGTCATGTCGCCGATCACGTAGCGCCCGTCGGCCATACGTCCCAGCTTCGCGCCCGCCGTCCAGTCGCCTTCGCCCTCGACGCTGGCCAGATCCCAGCCGCGCACCCAGTCGATGTAGGTGCTCGGTACAATATCGACCGTCACCAGTTGCTCGGGCTTGAACAGATCACCCTCGGGCGGCACTGGCATCTGCTGGTACAGCGACGCCCAGGTGCGCGGGTTCGTCTCGTACTGCGCCCAGTGCTTGCGGTCGAACCATTCGGGCCACAGGTATTCGCCCGGCGCGCGACCGAGCGGATCGGTATCGGTCTCACAGCGCGCTTGCAGGCAGAGCACTTCCCAGACGTTACCGTCGCGGCAGGCGATCGTACCGCTCTCGCCGTGCCAGCCTTCGGGCAGGATGCGGCCCGCCAGATCGTCGGCGTGCCAACGCGTGTTATGGCTAACCAGCCCATCGGCGATGAAGCACTCGGCATCCTCGACCTGCAAGTCATAAACGACAGCACGGCCAGCGGGCCGCATCGACCGGATGCGCTGTAGACAAAAGTCCTTGGGTTCCCGTCTCGGTCCCCATTGAACATCCGCACGCACGGAGTTGATCGCGTTGTGACTGTGAGGCGCTTTGCTCCAGCGGCGGCTGACGCAGATATTAGTGACGCGAAAGCCAACACCACGCGCCAGATGACGGATATCGGCAACCAAATCGGGATTGCACAATCCATGCGTCTAACGATGCTCATTTGGCCCGCGACTAATTACTGCGCCGTCCGCAGCGTTGAATCCGCAGAGAAATGCAAGCCGGATTGCCTCTTGCTCACCGAACAGCCATGTTGGCAGACGTTTCGTCTTGGCTTTTCCGTTCAGCCCGTTTCCGATGAACCAACGACCTACATCCGCACAGTCAGTACGCGCATAGCCAAATTTGCCGACCTTGGGACGAAATCCGAAGAGCGATTGAAATGTCCTCAGAACGCGTTCGTTATCCTCTTCACAGTCGGACATCGCAACACAGGTCACATAGCCGCGCCGTCGGTAGGTTCGTCCCTTGTATCCCTTCTGCACGGTATTCCTGATGGTCACCCAACTGTCGCCGAACATGAAGCCCAGCAACCATGCCGCATAGATGCTCAGACGCCGTCCGTCACCGGGCATGCGCGACAATGTGATGAGCTTGTCACCAAGCTTAAGATCTGCCGCACGCTGCCATTGAGCGCCTTCATCCGTTGCGACGAGAAACGGATGTCGCGCGTTACATCGCACACGACTGCTGCCGGTCCGCACTTCAAGCACGTCATCTTCGCCCTGCGCAGCCCACCTCAACACGCGACGAGCCACCACTCGTCCATCCTTCCACGCGAGAACCTCGTCACCAGGCCGAATGTCGCTAAGCGGCTTACGGGTACCGTCGGCCATCGTGACCGGTGTGTCGCCCGTCATGCACTGGATCATCACGATCCAGCCGCCCGGCACCAACCGAGTCTTGAGATCGTCCTCATACGCGTCGAACACCTTGTCGCGCACGACATCGGAATCAGCCTGCTCGCGTCCGCGCACCGCGTCGTCGATCAGAAGCCCGTTCGCCCGATTGCCCGTGACACCCGACAGGATGCCGCTCGCCAGATATTCGCTGCCGTTGGCCAGCGCGAAGGCGTGCGCCGCGTGCGAGTCGGCGGCCAGCTCGGTGTTCCAGATGCGCTGCCAGCGCAACTGCCGCACGATCGAGCGCGTGCGCCGACCCATGCGGCTCGCCAGCGCATCGCCGTAGCTGGCGAGAATCAATCTGCGCTCGGGCGCAGCGCCCAGATACCACGACGGAAACACTACCGAGGCGTAGGTCGACTTTCCGGCGCCCGGCACGGTAAAGATCATCAGCCGTCCGTGCCGCGTGCGGCTGGTCGCATCGACCCGTTCGAGAATCAGCCGGTGGTGCGCGGCCAGCGGCTGCGTCACCGGCTCGAACTGCGCGTCGTCGGACCCGAACTCGTCCGCATCCGCATCTTCCTCGACGGGCCGCCCCGGCACCTCGATCGCGTCCGTATAGTCGAGGATGTTCGCGCGGGCGCGCCGGCGCACGAGCAGCTCAGCCGCCGCATCACGATCGACGCGCGCGACGATCCTGGCGTCCTCGGGCGACGATCGCTTCGAGTTCGGCATCACTCATCGACTGCACCAGCAGCGGCCCGCCGTTCGCGCCACTGAGTTCCACCGCCTGCGCCGTCTCTTTCCAGTGCGCGCGGCATTTGAGCCAGAAGATCGCCGCGATGGTGTCGCCGCCGGTGGCCTTGTTGTAGAGCGACTGCGCCACTTGACTATTGGCCCGCACCGCGCCTTCCAGCAGTTCCTGCGCGAAGTGCGCTTGCAAGGTCTTCTCGGTCACGGTCCGCCCGCGTGCGTTCGTGATCAGTGAACAGATGTCCGGCACCGACATTCCGCACGCCGCGAGCTTGAGCACGAGCTGGCGCTGCGCCACGGCGGGCGTGAAGGTGTTGTGCGACATCATTGGACGTTCCGAAGAGTCAACGTTGATGTGCCTTGTTCAGCGCGATTGCTGCGCATGATCATGCCGTGTTGATCGGTTGCAACAGTCGCCTCGCATGTCCTCGCTTTCATGCCCGGTCCGAGCGGTAACGCTGTCACCTCAACGAACCACGAAGTACGCACCATGAACACCCAGGCATCCCACCCCATCCCCGAGCCGCTCAACCGCGAGACGGGCTTCTACGGCTTCATGGACCAAGAGGCGCCACAGATGTGGCCGCTCGCGATTCGCGCGGTCGCCAACGCAACCGATGGCTCATTCGACAATGCTCGCCATTTCCTCGACAGCGAGTTGGGACGACGTTTCGCGGAAGCGATTTATGTGGCGATGTCCGACGAGATCGATGCGCACGAAGCGATCCGGCGCGTCATGCGACGCTGGTTCAAGCACCCGCGCGGCTAAAGCACTGCACCCCAACTAACGCCGGCCTCGCGCCGGCGTGTCGGAATTGATCCTCGCCGTACTCGCTGCCGTCTGATCCGCCGTTCAGGCAGACCCAAATAACCACGGAAATCTGCTCGCTTTGGTGCGCCAGCTGAGTGATTAATGCTCGTACCCCAACCGAACGAGTGAACAGCATGACCACCAAGACGCAACCCGCCCGCAACGCCATCGAACTCGATCCGCATCCGTGCGTGATCGGCCATGCCACCGAAGTCGATAACCACACCATCGCCTTCGATCATCGGCGCTATCGCCGCGCCGGCAAGGATGGCTATTCACTGCACGACTGCACACCGCTCGTCGAATTTCGCGCCGATGACGGTCACACGGTGTGGATCGATCCGCTCAATCGCGTGCATGCCGATTCGCTCGACGAGGCGCGACGTTACCGCGGCGAAGCGATCGCACAAGGCGCCTGCGAGGTGCCGGCCTCGCGCGTGCATCGCATCGAACACACGCGACTGAGCGTCGGCGACGCGCTCTATGACGCGCAGGGCAACGAAGTCGACGCGGTGCTGTATTTCACCTACGGCCTGAAGCACGGCGAGCGCATCGTCCATACGCGCGCGGGCTTCGCGCACGCCACGCTGGGCGGCTACCTGCTCGGGCTGTCGAACCGCAAGCCCCATTAACTTCCGCTTCGAACCACGACGCCGGCTTCGCGCCGGCGTTGTCACTGCGGCGGCGTGTGCAACTTGCTCGTGATCATGCTGTGTCGATGACTCGCGACACGTTGGTCGAATTGCCTCGCGTTCATGCGCAAGCAGAGCGCTAATGTCCTCACCGCCTACTATGGATAAGCGAACCGGATCAAAATCGCCGAGTAGCCAAACCATCATTCAACACCGCCACTAAAAAACACCCGCCATGAGTAGCCGCTTCAAGACACCCATTATCGACGACATCACCGCGCTGAACATCGACGCCGTCCAGCAAGAGAACCTGCTCGACCTGTTCGAGTACGCCATGCAGTCGATGGCCACGACCCTGGCGCGCGAGGCGAACTTCGATACGACCGATTTCGCCACCGCAAGGCTGGGCGGCTGCGAAGGTTTCACGCTGCAGATGCGCCGTGCGCTTGCAGATTCCCGCGACAGTTGGCTAGGCACCTTTCTGAAGGAAAACCAACGCCTTGATGTGATGGGCCATCTGGAACCTTGATTGACAAGATTGACCACAGAAATCCACTCGCTTTCGAGTTGGACAAGAGTGTTAATGCTGTCACCGCAACACACCACGCAAACACGCAAATGAGCATCCAAACGAACACCACCACGAACGCCCTGATCCCCGCCAGCCTCAACGCCGCGCTCGGCTTCAACGGCACGATGGCCGCTTTCTACAGCAACCGCGCTACAGCGCAACGCGACGTGAACGAGGCGTGGACGTTCGCCATCCGCAGCATCAGCCTCACCACCCAGGCGCCCTTTGAACGGGCGCGCGCGTTCCTCGACAAGGCGCACGGCCAGCGCTTCGCCAACGACGCGCTCACGCTGGTGAAAGCTGGTCGTTCGGTCCATGAGGCGATCGCCGAGACCGCCCTGCGTTGGCAGCACCCGGCTTCCCGTAAAAGCATCACGCTTGGCATGTACGTGATCGACGGCTGCCGCCTGCCACGCTAACGCCGTCGCGCCCGCTCACGCGGGCGCATTCGCTCGCCCTGCTCGACGTCGCGTAAGCCCAACCATTACCACCCAACACCGAACCACCATGTGCAACACGACCCGCATCCAACGCCCGGCCGCCCGCGCGCCGCGAAACCTCAACGAACAACTCTCTGACACCGCCCGCGAGTGCGTCGCGATACTGCTGGGCTTCGACTCATGCGAGCACGCCTCGGGCTTTCGCACTGCCCTCAGTGAGATCGCGCCCCTGCCCGAGGACTTCACGGTGGGCGATGCGTTGCAAGCCTATCTCGCGCACCTGCTGACGCGTCAGAGTCGCGTGAAGTCGACACCGGCGCATTGATTCAAGAAGCATCCGAATAGAACTTGGCTTTGGCGGACGCTCGAGTGATTAATGACACCATCGCAACGCACCACGGAAACACGGAAATGAACGCCAATACGAACAAGCCGAACACGACGATCCCCGCCACCCGCAACGAAGCCTGGGGCTTCTTCGGCACGATGGAAGAGCACGCCACGGCCGCCTGGCCGCTCGCGATCGAGGCGGTGTCGAACGCCACCGGCGAGTCGCATGAAGCGGTGCGCGGCTTTCTCGACGCCCGGCACGGCCGGCATTTCGCCGACGACGTGCACAACGCGATGCACGGCGGTGCTCGACCTCGCCGCCGCCATCGACGCCGCCACGCACAAGTGGATGGGTTGGACCATCGGCCGCGCCACCAGCCGCCAACACGGCATCCCGCGCGGCCTGCCCTACCTGACAGGCTTCATAATCCACTGCGACATCCTCGCCCACGACGAATAACCCACCACCCCAGCGGGCAGCTTCCTGCCCGCGCATTACAGAGGATTGCTTATCATGACCACAACCCGCAAAACCGCCGCCAAGACCGCCACGAAAGCCGCAACAAAGTATGCCGCGCAGAAGAGCGCGAAAGTCAGTGCCAAAGTCCCCGCCAAGGCCGCTAAAAAGGCCACCAAGGCGACGCCGGTTCGCGCGGCGACCAAGACGCCTGCCGCGAAGAATGCCGCCATGAAAGCCGCTACGGGCAAGCCTGCGGCGACACGCAACCGAATGAGTGCCAAGGCCGCGCAAGCCGAGGCGCGCGCACGCCTGACGGCGGCCCAGCCCGCCGCATCGGCGGATAACGCTGCAATTGCGCAACCCACCACGGCAACACCCGATACGGGGCCGAGCCTCGCACCTTCTGTTTCCCGAGGCCCGCGCACACCACGCGAGCACAGCGCCCAGGCCCGCGTCGTCGCCATGATGTCCACGCCCGGAGGCGCCACGCTCGACGCGATCATGCGCGCCACCGGCTGGCAGGCCCACACCGTGCGCGGCTTCATCAGCGGCGCCGTGCGCAAGAAACTCGGCCTCACCATCGAGAGCACGCGCATCGAAGGCCAGCGCAGCTATCGCGTAATCGACGGGGTGACGGCATGAAGACCACACCTCAGCAGAACCCGGCCAACTCGGCCGCGCGGATGGACGCGATCGTGATTGTCCTCGAACGTATGCAGGCGCTGGCCGCCTTGTTCTCGAACGAAGAAAGCACGAGCCGCTTCGCCGACCTCAATATCAGCCAGCAAGTCGCCATCTTCGGCCTGTTCGAAGATGCCCTGAGCGATGTGCTCGCGGCCCTCACGAACGCACCGGCCAAGGACGCTCGCGAATAACATGAACAGCCACATCGACACCAAGATCTCGAACTCGGCTTGCCACGACACCGACGGCGGCTTTGCGAGCGCGCTGGGCAAGCTCGCCGAGCACGCCCGGCCTCTCGCCATCGCCGCCATCGCGATCGCCACGCGCCAGTCGCCGAATGCGGTGCACGCCTTTCTCGATAGTGACAAGGGCCACCACTTCGGCTGCGCGGTCTGGAACCGGCTGCTCGAAGGCGCGAGGCTCACTGACGCGATCGCTTGCACCATCAAGGAATGGCAGCGCTACCGCATCACCGCGCGCATGCGCCAAGCGCGCGGACTGCCCAAGGCACGCGACTACCTCACATCCTTCGTGATGTACTACGGACAGCGCGCCACGGCCTGAGCGGCCACCCCATCAAATAGCAGGCCGTCCGCGCGCACGGCCTGCTCGCCGCTGAAATCCTGCCAGCGCCGCACGATCACGTCGCAGTAACGCGCATCGACTTCCATCAGCCTCGCGCAGCGCGCGGTCTGCGCGCACGCGATCAGGGTCGAGCCCGAGCCGCCGAATGCGTCCAGCACCACGTCGCCTTGCGCGCTGCTGTTCATCAGCAGATAGGTCAGCAGCGCCACCGGCTTCATGGTCGGGTGCTGCTCGCTCTTCGCGGGCCGATCGAACAACCACACCGTCGACTGCCGCCGGTCGCCATACCAGCGGTGCGCCGCGCCGGGTTTGCGCCCGTAAATGCATGGCTCATGACGCCAGTGATAATCGTGATGACCGAACACGAACGCGGGCTTGACCCACACGCCGCATTGCGCAAGTTTCCAGCCGGCGTCCATGAACGCCCGCCGCACGTTCAGCCCTTCGGTGTCGGCGTGAAACACGTAAGCGGGCGTGCCAGCGATCGTGTGCGCGAACATCAGCGTGAATGCACCGAGCAGGAATTCGTAGAACGCAGCGCCCGCCATCGCGTCGTTGACGATCTTTAGGCGCTGGCGGCCTTTGCCTTCGTAATCGACGCTGTACAGCGGGTCGGTCAGCACGAGTGCCGCCAGTTCATCGCCCCCACTGCCGACCATCAGCCGCGCCATGTCGGCGGCATCAAGCGCGTCGCCGCACATCACGCGGTGCGGGCCACACTGCCAGATGTCGCCGCGCGGTGAGATCGGCGTGTCGGGGCAGTTTGGCGCGTCGTCCTCGCCGGTCAGGCCCGGCAGTCCGCTCGGACCGATGAGGCGTTCCAGTTCGCTCGCGTCGAACCCGGTCAGCGCCAGATCGAAGCCGTCATCGCGCAGCGCGCCAAGTTCGAAGGCGAGCAGTTCTCGGTCCCAGCCTGCGCGTTCGGCGAGTTGATTGTCGGCAAGGATGTAGGCGCGCCGCTGCGCCTCGCTCAGGTGCGACAGCACCACACACGGCACGTCCGTCATGCCGGCCGCCCGCGCCGCGAGCAGCCGCCCGTGGCCGGCGATCACCCGATCGTGCTCGTCGATGAGAACCGGATTGATGAAGCCGAACTCGCGCAGGCTCGCGACCAGTAACTTGATCTGCGCCGGCGAATGGGTGCGCGCGTTGCGCTCGTAGGGCACGAGATCGGCGATGGCGCGTTCGACGATCTGCATGAGCGTTTGCCCTCTCGCCGAACTTCCCAGACTCGCAAAAGAGCCTTTCTCGGGGCTGGACGATACCTACGAGCCAAAATCCGCAGCAGCGGCTTTCAGCCCGCTGCCCGGACCCTTCTCGCGCCTTTTGGCGTGCTCTGCTTCCTGCGCGCCACCGCCGCGGCCGACTTCGCTTCGGTGATCCAGAATCCGGCAACGTTGAGTGTCATCCCTTTCGCTTGCATCTCATCGAGCGTCAGGCAACGCCGCTGCGCGGGCAGTCCGCCCTGTCCGAACGGACCGGTGCGATGCGCATCGAACGCCGCCGTCGAGTTGAAATACGCCTCGCACGCCGGACACTGATTGCGATCGCCGGTGAGATGGCGGCGACGTGTGGCGCCGTGCGCGGTATTCAGTGGTTCGGCAAGCTCGTTCATGGTCGGCGCCTCGCGAAAAAACTTCACGCCACCGGTTCGGCCGCCTCGTCAGCGTCGACAACTTCGGCCACGACGATCTTCGCCTCGCGCAGCAGCTCGTCCAGGCGCGCGAACGCGTGGTCGAACGCGCCGGCCTGTGCCTTGGTGCCGAGCAGTGCCGTCGTGAGGATGGCCGTGTGACTCGCCACGGTGGCGCGATGCACGCCGCAGCGCTGCGCCACGTCGATGGCGCTCTCGTGCGTGCGTGTGAGCAGGTTCGTCACCAAAGCGGCGCGCAGCTTCACGTTCGGTGTGCAGCCAACGAGTAGCGGCGCGGTGTGCGCCACGATCTGCGCGAGCGCGCGCGCCCATTCGGGGTTCGGGTAGTGCCCCGCGCAACAGCGGCGCCGGCAGCAGCATACGATCTCGCGCGGCGCATAGCGCACCGCGAGCAGCGCCTGCTGCACGGGCGTGAGCCGCTCGAACTGGCGGCGGATGCGCGCGGCCTGCACGCAGGCGTCCTCGCCCAAGAGCGTCGCCGCCCCGATGGCCTGCTGGTGCAGTTGTGCGAGCGACGGCGCCCCGCCACGCTCGGCGCTCAGGCGCAGCGCATCCCGCAGGGCGCGGGCGGTGTCGAGGTAATGGGATTGCATGAGCCAAGCGGTAAACGACGAAACCCGCCTCATGGGCGACATGGGCGGGCTTCGGGCGCACCGGTACAGCTTCCGGTTAATGCCCCATACTAGACGCAAAATGGCGGTTGTCAAGCAGGCCTTAAAAAACTCGCACCCGCCGCCGCCACGACGTAAGCTCAGCATGCCGCACCCGGCGCACCGGGCAGGCTCGTTTGCGGCACGATCGAGGCATCCCTGACGGCGACACCACGCGGATCTCGCCGCCCTTGGGCAGCCTTTTTTAGGGTGCATACCCCTCTGAACCCCGCCCGGCGGGCCTGAGCGGATTCTTAAGAGCCCCCAAACCGCCTAAAAGCGGCCTTTTTACCTCCAAAGCGGGGCCCTTTGCGGCCCTTTTGCGGTCCTTTTCCCCGTTTTTACCCCCTTGCGAATGCAGAAATGTCAACTGAACTGACAGACTCTGTCGGTTCGGGCTAGCCTTGTAGAGCGCGACCAAGGGGCGTTCGCGCGCCGTCGCATGAGACATAAAACACGGTGCCAAACTTCGCGCCAGTGGACAAGTTATTCTTCGAGCCCGCATCTCGCCCAACACGCGCGCCACACCGGCCTTCATCCCCTCTGCACGCTTTCCACCCACCCCGACGCGCACGCCTTGCGTCGACTTTATCCACAGTCGACTTCACGCGACACACGCTTGCTTTCCGCGCGCTTTTTTGGCGCGCCTGCCCCGCGCCAGCCACCGTTGCGCCGTCGCCGCGAGCTAGAAATCGCGCGGCAACTTCAATGCTTCGCACCGCCCGACTCGAGGCCCTGACGCGGATCGGCAGGTTCGGCTGCGATCAGCGCGGCCCGCGCCACGCGGGCCACATCGACCAGCGTGAGCGCCGAGGTCGAACGCTCGGCCAGTTCAACAATCAACACGAGCGCCTCGCGCAAGCGCGCCGCATCGTGCAGCCCCGAGCGCGGATGATGTCTGAGCGCATGGCGCGAATCTCCCTGGTTCGTGGGTTCACGGTAAGTCCTCCCGTCACTCGGCGGCATTCACGGCAACTTCTTCCCTTCAATTTCGTACAACTTATCTCTATCTGCAATTTTTTGCACGTTATCTCGCTATTTTTTGCACGTTCGTCCCTGCCATCCGGGTTGGTGTCGTTGAGTGCCATTGAAATGCCATTTTCTAGGTAATTCCTATAGAAAATTCTTTAGGATTTACTATAAAACCGGCCTTTTTACGGCACTCAACGACACCAGCTCTCCCGACACAAAATCGCGCCTTCATGTCTATCGCAGGCTACGCGTATCGAGATCCGTGGACGCCCTCACGCAGATCCCCTTAAATCCGCGGCCTTGCAAGCCACGTGTTTTGCGAACCGATTCAAAGCCACGCGCCACAAGTTGGCGTCCCAGCAAGCGCGCGTTCGGCACCAAACGCAGTTCGCCGTGCTGCTCGGCGTAGGATCGCCACGATTGCCACAACTCACCCGACGCGCACACCGCACGACGATCGACCTCGCAGCATTCGTCGATCCATTCGGCCAGCAAATCCGTCTCCGCCTTGTAGGATTCGCGCGCCTGGGCAACGATCCCCGGTGGCTGGAGGCCCAGCCGCCGATACGCCAGCGCCCTGCGCACCAGCCACGCCAGAATGCCCGGCGCCTCGGCCTTCAGGCGCTCAGCCCTGGCCGAGTCCTTCTCAATCGTCGCGTCGTGATCGAAGTTGCGCGTGAACGGCACCAGCATCAGCCGACGCCAGATCGCGTGATCCGTGCCCTTCACGATCGGCTTGTGATTGGTCGGCATGAACGCCACCCACGTCGCCATCATCTCGACCGTGGCCTTCGCGCGCATGCCGCGCGCCGGCAGCGCATCGCCGCCGGCGATGCAAAAGATCGAGTCACTCATTACCCAGCCCGAGGGCAAGCTCTCGGTCGCTCCGCAATCCGACAAGCGTGCAGCGCTCATCATGGCACCGCCCACCAAAACGTTCAAGGTCATCGCCGAAGATGCCGATCTTGACATTATCGAGTGCGAATTAAAAGATTCGCCATGTCGATCGTTCAGTTGCAATGCTCCCGCCTCGCCTTCCCCGATTTGTTCGAACCCCGCCAGTTCGACGGGCAGGGCCCGGTCAGCTACCGTGCCACCTTCCTGCAACCCGTGCAGCAGCCAGTGCTCCTTCACCGCGCGGACAAAACGTGGCACGAGACCACGATGGACAAGGTGATCACGACCGTCGCCGCTGACGCCCGGAAAGCGAAGGCCAACGCGATTCTGAAGACGCTCGGCAGCAATCCTCAAAGATCTGCTGGTACCACGGCAACATCAAGAACTATGACGGTTACGACGAGAACTTCGTGCTATCCGCCTCGCGAGCGTACCGAGCAGTTTATGCACGAGCATAATCAAGCAGCACGCCCCTTCAAACGGACTTTCCGGGACTATCCGTTGCAAACGGGCACATCGTAATTGAGAGACAGACATGCCAGCCATACCCACTAAACATTACGCGGCCGAACTTCAGCGTCAATTGCGCAGCTTGCCCGGCCATGAGCAGATCGTCACACAAGCCTACGGGCGGCACCTGCTCATCAAACGTCTCGATGATGAGGAACCGACTGTTGTGGCGCGCCTTACCGAGCTCGCCCGCAATCGTTATAGTGCCGCCTTTCGCAGCCACACCGGACGATGGGAACCGCTGCCAGGCACAGGTTCGCTCGACGAGATGGCCGACGTCGTCGTCACGCTCCTGCAGCCTTATTTGCAGCCGGGTAACTATTAAAGCTATTTCAGGGATGTTGTACTAGACACCGATCGTGGCGCATCAAAGAGTCGCCTCATGCAATCCATCCGAAGTCAGCCCCACACACCCGCCCTCAATCATCGTCGAATCCCGATATATCTCGCCCTGCACGCTTACGCTTCCGTCGCCATGAAGTGCATCGAGTTGCGTCCAGATAACTTCGCGCAATTGTGCGCTCACTGTGCCAAAACCTAGCAGTCGTCCAACAGCGATCGACAGCTCATTCCTGTGCCCCCCAAGATTCTCACGTAACACCGAACGGATTGCTGCTCGGACCTCGACCGGTGGCAGAAATTCCGGCTTGCGCAATGTCGCGGAACAAACCGATGCTCGGTTGCGAACCCGAACCTCGCGCTCCGGAATATCTAGAAACTGGTCTTCCGAAGATACACGCCTATCAGCCATAAGCATCTGCCTGGCACGGTCGAGCACGTCCCGAATCCTGCTGCCTGCGCGCTGTAGCCCCCATAGGGTGCGTGTGCGCGCAACCACTTCGTCGAAGTGAATCGGGCCTTCGACCGCCACAATCTGCAAGAGAATCTGTGCCAATCGTGTTATGGGCACCTCATGCAGTTCCTGCTGATTTGGAACCACGAAGGCTGCTTCCTCGTAGGGTGGCGGCAAGTTTGAGGCCGCGTCGATCTGAATAAGCGTGTCGTTTTCCCGGTCGACGAAATTAATCTGAATCGTACCCTTGCGTTGACCTGCCTGGCTGGCTTCCTGCCTAGCGTCGATTTCCGCCTTGGCCGCCTGAAGGGCAGTCTTGATTTTGAGCAGTTCCGCCTGAGGTTGCCTGAACCAATCGCTACTCCAAATACGGTGGAGTATCCAACCGTGATCCTCAAGCACGGATTGGCGCAGTCGGTCTCGGTCGCGGGCCGAGCGAGTCGAGTGATAGCTCGCGCCATCGCATTCGACACCCAGCAAATAGCGACCGGCACTCTCCGGATCAACGATGCCAAGATCCACAAAAAATCCAGCGATCCCAACCTGCGGATGCACTGTCATCCCCTCAGCCGTAAGCGAGCGTAAAACTTCCTCTTCGAACGGCGAGTCCAGTTCTCGATCCGTTCTTGTCGCGACCGCTAGACGACCTGTGGCCGCATAGTTGAGAAACACTTTCAGTGCCGCAACTCCCTTTCCCTTTGCCCGCTCAAGGTCGATGTCCTCAGCCGTGATCGACGAGAACACCTCGCATCGAATTTTGGCCCGTGAGATCAGCACATTCAGTCGTCGCTCGCCACCGTCGGATCCCACGGGACCAAACTTCATCGGCAAGTAGCCCGTGCTGTTTCGTGCGTAAGCAACAGATATGAAAATCACATCACGCTCGTCACCCTGAACGTTCTCAAGGTTCTTGATGAAGAACGGCTCATTGGGATGGTCTGTGAAGAACGCCTCGATTTCGGGATGCCGTCGCCTCAGCAACTCAAGTTCATCTTGGATCGCGATCTTCTGCTGCAGAGAAAACGCTGCGACGCCCAAGCTGCGTTCAGGGTTTGTTCTGACGTGATCGACAATAGCTGCCGCGATCGTACGCGCTTCCTCACGATTGACTCGCGAGCCCCCGCTGTCGAACGTGCCACTCGGAACATGATTGAAGCGCAGCCCCATGCCGGACTCAGTTGTGTACGGACTCGGCACTACGAAAAGCCGGTTCTGATAGAACTGTTGATTAGAGACGGCGATCAGTGACTGATGACGGCTACGGTAATGCCAGCGCAGCATCATCTGAGGCATGCCCTTGGCGATGCACAAGCTCAAAATGCTCTCTACATCGCCAGCGCCCGCCACATATGCTTCGTCATCGTCTTCGTCCACCTCGACTTCAGTAGTCATGCGCGAGAAAAATCGGGTCGGTGGCAACTGGCGGTCATCACCGACAACCACCAATTGCTTACTGCGAGCTATTCCCCCCAGTGCATCCACAGGCTCGATCTGACTCGCCTCGTCGATCACCAGCAAGTCGAACTCGATCGCGCCAGGCTCAAGAAACTGCGCGATCGACAAGGGACTCATCATGAATACCGGCTTGATCGCCTGAACCGCATGTCCCGCCAGTTTGAACAGCTTCCTTAATGGCATGTGGCCGCGTTTGCGCGCGATTTCCCCATTTAACGTTCCCATGGGACCGATTCCGCTGTTCCCTCGCGGAATACGCTCATAGTGTCTGAGCGCCGTCTCGGCACGGGCGAGTTCGATACGCTGCCTGTCGAGTTCTCTAAACGTCTCGACACATTCGTTATGTAGGTCGCCGTCAAACGATGCCAATGCGGCATCTTTCTGACTGAGAAAGCGGAGCATCTGCTCGTAGTAAGCGCGCTCGTAGGTCTTTTCAAACTTCTCAATCTGCACAGACCCGGCTTCGAACTGACGAATCAGCGCACCCATGCCCTGGGAACACGCCGCCGCGCGAACCGAAGCGAACTGGATCCAATCGTGGACCGAGTCAGGCGAGTCAAGCCACGCGCGGAGTCTATTGTGAAATTCTTTCAACGAAATGTGGCGAGGCTCCTGTGCGTCAAAAGCTTCTGGAAGATCCAACTGCCAGGCGACGAGCAATGCATTGAAAGCGGTTTCGAATTCAGCAAGCGTCAAAGCCAGCGCTCGCCCAAGTTCAGCACAGCGCTCAGGCGATGGCAGATTAGCATAAAGGGTCCTAAAGGTATCTGACAAGCCATTACCATCCTGCCCGGACATCCAGACAGAGACAGCGTGCAACTGCTTCCAGTCACTGTGCTCCCCTTTCCAAAACGAACCAAATGCGCCTTGACCTTCCGCGTGCTTCTCGACGAGCGCCTTACGATGCTTTTTCGAGTCAATCAAATCGTCAAGTAGCTCAACGCGCTGTGCATGCGATTTGGGCAGCGGATTTCGCGCGTGCGATTTGATCGTCGAGAGAGCGCGGCGATATTCTCCCGAGAACACGCGAAATATTGAATCTCCATGAGCCGCGATATGTCGTCGGCAAGCTTCGATATCTTCGTCCCAGGCGGAATCTGTGAACGTCGTGTGCAATCTTGCACGCGAATCTGAAAACTGCGTGCCATGGTCCACCAGTTGTCGAAGTGCATCAAGACCACTCGACCAGATTGCACTTGCGACGGTGGAGCGATCGAGCGCTGGCGCAGCGCCCATTTGCTGGCTCAACTCGATATATTCCGCAAGATATTGAATCGTGTGAACCGACGGCATACCAAGTGCCGAACAAAATATTTGACTTTCGTTCTCCAGGGACAGCAACGAAGCCTCAAGTGTTCGTGTCTGATCAAGTAGTCGTTCGGCGTCGATCCTCAGAATAGAAACCAGACTCACTCCCCGCCACGGATGAGCCTTGACATCTCCAATCTTCGCGGCTTTCAGCGTTATGTCATGGCAGAGATTTCGTCCGATACTGTATGCCTCTTGCGACCAGTTCTCAGGAGTATCGAGTAGCGTTGGCAACCCCGTTAGGCTGATATCTGCTAGCCGTACCAAATTCCCGAGTACCTGAAACGGCGTCAGCCCGCTGGGAGCACACGGAACATGCATCGTTTCGGCATGACGATTTAACCGGACTCGTGCTTTTTCGAGGTCGAAAACAATCTGATCTCGTGAGGCGATTTTTGGCCGCCCCAATTCGCGCGTCACCTTGAGTTCTTCGAGAACGCGGCGCTTGTTGGCATGATGGCTGTGCAGTTCCAGGCACGCCGGCCCCAACCCGATCGACGCGAGACGACGATGCACCACCTCCAGTGCGGCCATTTTCTCTGAAAGAAACAGTACTCTTTTTCCGTCCGAAACTGCTGCGGCGATAATGTTTGTGATTGTCTGAGACTTACCCGTACCCGGCGGCCCTTGAATAACAAGGTTTTCACCCCGCCGTACCGCCTCGATCGCAAGCGACTGCGAGCTGTCCGCGTCCACCACATGCCGCTGTTCCGCCACGGGCACGACCTCGTCTACATGAATGTCTTCTGGGAAAATCTCGTCCTTTGCGGGAAAACCGCTCTCTAAGGTCGAGGTGATCAGATTTTGCTGATCGATCCGCTGGTCAGCCGGCCAGCTTTCAGGGTCGAGGTCCCGATACATCAGGAACTTCGCAAAACTGAAGAAACCTAGTGCCATCGCATCGGGACGTACCTCCCAAGTATCCTGCGACGACAACGATTCCGCGATACGATCCAGATACGCTACCGGATCAAAATCGTCACCACCGTGAAGATCCGGAAGAATGAGTCCGAAATCTGCTTTCAGCTTGGCCGCGAGGGACAGGTTTTCCGTCGCATCTTCCCGCAACGATTTAAGTACGAAACGCTCTGCCGCGCTCTTACGTTCGAGCGTCACTGGCAAAAGAATCAGGGGAGCCAAGCGCTCCGTCTCCGGCGAATTGTTGTCAAACCACTTAAGCTGACCGAGGCCAAGATAAAGTATGTTGACGCCCTGCTCCTCGATGAAAGTGTGCGCGTCGTAATACATTTCCAACAGGCGTTGCTGGAGCCGATCTGAGGAAAGTTTCGTTTGTAGTTTGAGATCGCTATGGCGACTCGCGAGACTGCCGTCATCACTAGTCGCTTCCTCTGGCTGAGGAAGCGTAATGCCGCTCTCATCGTCGCCGTCGTCTTGAAGAAGTGTGTCGGACGAGGCGGCAGGGCTTTTCGACTGAACTCTACCAGGCAGGAACGCCATGCTCCGGCTTTCGCTCACGAGCAACCTTTAGACTTCGCTCGTCACTTCGTCATAGACATTAATGAGCTTGCTGGACGCCCGCTTCGGGAGACTCAGCAGACGGTTTCTCGTAGACAGATCAAGTAGATTTCGGCGGCTTTTGTCGAGCTTTGTGGCTATTGAATTCGTCACGGCGTCCCTACACTCCAGTTCATCATTCATATCCGGTCGTCATATTATGATATGAAGCCATTCTCACGATACGCGTCTGATGACTTTCAAAGCGGGAACAACGTGAATCAAGCTTTTAATTCGGATAAATCTTAGCCCCCGATTTCTGAGCAAAACTAAATACTGCTGCGTACCCTCCCCGATATGATTGCCTGTGCGCATCAAAATGCCACTCGCTCAAGCGTCGGCGCACGCAATCGGCCACTCCATGCTGGGCGATTTTGTTACTATGAACCGTGCCGGGAATCGTGGATGCGGGTTGGTTTAAGTTACTTCAAAAGTCAGAAACATAGGCAACATTAACCGCCGGCATGCCGGTGCTGGTCGCCTATCACTTTCGCTCGGACCTCGTCCGCCTGCAACGTGCCTTTCCGTCTGGTCGCGTGCTGGACCACAACCCGCAGACCATCCGCGACTGGAACGCCGGCCGCATCCCGGCCATGTTCGCCCATCCGGCCAGCGCCGGCCACCGCCTGAACCTTCAGGACGGCGGCAACATCCTCGCCTTCTTCAGCCGCTGGTGGGATCTGGAACCTTTCCGGCAGATCATCGAGCGCATCGGCCCGATGCGTCAGTGGCAAGCCGGGCATCGCCGGCCCGTCTTCATCTATCACATCCTTGCGCGCGACACGCTCGACGAGGACGTGCTGCTGCGCCTGCAATCCAAACGCGCCGTGCAGGACGTGTTGCTCGATGCGATGAAGCGCCGCGCGCCCTCATGCGCTCCCTCGGCAAGGAGCCCGACATGAAGCTCGCCGTGAAAGACAAGGACGTGCGCAAGCTGCTCGCGCGCCACCCCGGCTTGGAAGTCACGCGCACCGGTCATCATGTGCGCGTGCGGCATCGGTTCACGCTGGACTTCATCATCATTTCGATGACCCCATCGGACTGGAGAAGTCTGCGAAAGGTCGAACATGACCTCGACCATCTCGAAGCGGGCGTTGGCTATCTGCACCGCGCCGCCCGACGCCGAGCGTCGGACGGATGCCGCTAGGCTCAACACGTCATGGCCGGAGCACGACGCAGTCAAGACGTTTTTCAGGCCATCGCCGGCTATGCAGACGCAAACGCCACACCCATGGACAGTTCCAGTCTTCGAGTGGATGTTCGTCGCACGCAACGCCAATGTGCGTCGCGCCTCACCCACACGGGGAGGGTCCAGAGGACGGGGGCAGGATCCAAGTCAGTAATGCAGATCAATGATTGACATGCGAACGCAACCAAGCAAGCCGACCGACGGATCCGCACGCGCGCTCTACGTCACCGTGCCGCTGGCCGCCGCCTTGACCGGCCTCTCCGAGAAGGCCATTCGCCGCAAGATCGAGAACGGCACGTGGGTCGAAGGTCGCGAGTACCGTCGCGCACCCGATGGCGGCATCTTTATTTCAATGACGGGATATCAGAAATGGGTCGAACGACAGGAGGCGTAGAGGTTCGCGAAGCCTCCATTCGCCTGAGCTTCACCGCCGCGGGCCTACGCTATCGGCACACACTCATGCTCGAAGGCGACGCGATGCTGCCCACGCCCGCGAACATCAAACATGCGCATCGCCTGATCACCGAGATTCGCGCGCGAATCAGGACGGGCGCGTTTCACATGGCCGATTACTTTCCTGAAGCGGTCATGCCCGCGCCAGCGCAGGGAACGTCCATTGAGCAACCAGCGACGAAGGCGCCAAAGACCATCAAGACAGCGAAGCCTTCGCATGATCGCGTCGCATCACCAGAGGCATCGTCGCACGTTCCCTTGCCTGCACCCGCGAAAAGGCGAGCAACGAAGCCAGCGACCGAACTCACCGTCGAAGCATGGCTCACGCAGTGGCTCGACATGACCCGCATCGAGACTTCCACGCGCATCGGCTACGACGCCGCCGTCAAGTTCTGGACGCGCTCATCGTGTGACCAGCGCAACCGCCCGATGGGTGCGCTGCCCCTTGCATCCCTTAAGCTCTCGCACGTCCTCACCGCCATCGCCAGCCGCCGCGAACTCTCGGGCAAGACGATCAACAACTATGTCTCGGTGCTGCGCCAAGCGCTGGCCGTCGCGGTCGCCGATGAATTGATGCCGACCAACGTCGCCGAAGCCGTCACCCGCGCCAAGCATCAGCGGCAGCCCACCGATCCGTTCTCCCGCGAAGAGTCCGAGGCAATCATCACCGAAGCCGCCTTGCGCGATCCTCAGATCCACAGCTACATCGAACTCTGGTTCTGGTCGGGGCGCGCACCTCCGAGATCAACGGGCTGGAGTGGCGCTACGTGGATTTCCAACGACGGCACGATCGCCATCGAACGCGTGCTGGTGGCAGGGGAAGAAAAGAACCGCACCAAAACGACCGAAGCGCGCCTCGTGCGCCTGAATAGCCGTTCGCTGGCCGCCTTGCAGCGCCAACGCGCCTTCACGCAAGTCGCCGGTGGCCGGGTGTTCCAGGATCCGCGTTCCGGCAAACCGTGGCACAGCGAGGAGGCGTTTCAACGGGTCTACTGGTCGCGGATCCTGAAACGCCTGGGCATCCGCTATCGGCGTCCGTACAACATGCGACACAGCTATGCGACCAGCATGCTGATGGCCGGTATGACGCCCGCGTTCTGCGCGCGCCAACTCGGGCATACGGTCGAGATGTTCCTGCGCACCTACGCGAAATGGATCGACGGCAGCCAGAACGATCGGGAGATGGCGCGGCTGAAAGGTGCGCTGATTACTTCCGTTGCATCGAGCAGATAACGTACGGGATACCTCACCTAACGCGCGTTCCGTCGCCGGCCTTCCCGGCGCGTCGTTGTAGTGAAACAGGGGCGCGTCGCAAATGCCTGTCGTTACACCACGCAGAAAATTGATTCGTCGGGCTGTCTCGATGAATTTGCATCGACCGTCGATTTCGGTTCTTGCTCCTTCCTGCCAATCCGGCCGAACATCATCCGCTCTAGTACAGTTTTGGTCTCTGATCTTTATTCAATCCCTCTCACTAGAACGCAGTTGCACAAGATCATTTTTTCTTTGCTTCTTTTCGAAATACTTGATTTTCGCCTGATATATCCGATTGAGTTCCTGGTCTGCTCTTTCAGAGAGGTAACGATAGGGGTGGACAGGATCGAAACTGTTCGACGTGTAGCGGTCAAGATTAAAATATCCAACATAGGTGTACCCAACAGCCCTTGGCAAACCAAGTTTTATCTTAACTCTGTTCCAGGAGTCTGGCGCTGCGCCAGTGGAAGTGTATGAAATCTTTATTAGATCAGCGCCGTCACCAAGAAAATCGAGTAACTCCACGAAAATATCGCTTGTAACAATGGTCCCGTTTTCTGTGATTTCGATATTGAACCCGGACCAAGCACCATAACCCGCAGCTGTCACGTTTTGGGCTTTTCGCGCGTCATCGTCGTACAGCATCAATGCGGAGTTCTCAAAAGTCTTTTTTGACAAATCACTCGCCTTAAGCAGCACGACCACTTCATTAGTTGCGGAAGAGTAGTGAGAAGCGAGAACTTGAAAATTCAATTTCTCGCCAAGTTCAGGCTCGATCGAGCGCACCAATTTTTCATCAAGCAGATCTCTTTCATAGAGCGCATTGTCAAAAAACGTAGCGTTCGCGTTCTGAGCGAGCCAATAAGTAGATAAGCAGTTACAAAGCTTGGCATCAACCTTTTATGACTCATTTTGAGATAACTCCGTTGAATTCGAGACGGTTCCGGCTCACCGAGATTTCAGAAACTCCTCTACCGTCCTTCGCAAAAGAAGTGTTCATATGCAACCATATGCTGATGGTCGGCGTGACGTCAGCGTTTTGCGCGCCTCAACTCGAACGTACCGTAAAGATGTTTCTCAGCCCTTATGCTAAGTGGACCAACGGAAGTCAGATCGATCGGGAAACGGTACGGCTGGAGACAGCGCTGACGGGGAACGAAGCGAAGGCGGCCGACAAGATCAATGCCCCCGCTTCGAACACATTTATTTTGGAATGA